GGGACTACCATGTCGCCTCACTTCCTACACGCAAAAGTATTTTCATCAATACAAGCACGGAATCCCCTTTATCCAGGCTATTGATAAGACATTCAAGACATTGATTCCGGATCGGCACAGAAAACAACTGGCTGCTGCCTCTGAAAAGAAGGCCTATCAGGTGGCTGATACAGCCTTTTCTTCGATCACGATTAACCGGAATTTTCAGACGGCGCTTCACATGGATGACGGCGATTTTCGCGAGGGCTATGGAAATCTATCGGTGATTGAGCGTGGTAAGTATTCCGGTGGGGCTACACTCTTTCCACGCTTCGGTGTTGGATTCAATGTGCGCACTGGAGATTTTTTGGCCATGGATGTTCACGAATGGCATTGTAACACGGAACTATTTGAATCTGCCTCGGATAAGGAATTCAATAAGGCTCTTCCTAAGATCCATCACGATGATGTGAAGACGGGGACGATGGGGGGTGAGAAACCCTTTACAAGAATCTCCTTTGTATGCTACTTACGTGAGAAGTTGCGCGGATGCAATATTACCGATACGAAGGCTTATTACTCGCGTATCCAATTTGACCCTGAACGCGGTGATCTAAAAAAGCGTGGTGCCACACGCAAAAAGTGATCGCACAGTAGTATGGGAGATCGGGTGTATGCCAATCTATTAGATAGAGCGGCGGCCGCGGCAACATCTACCTATAGAGCCGGGCAACCCTGCTTGACACCTGATTGTGCTGCAACGCGTGACAAGGCCGCATCAATGGGCTTTGTTGGAAGGATTTTTGGTCCTGCCGCATATACGGTGTATTATAACGCAACAGGGAATACTTTCAGGACCCTATTTTATATTGCACTTATCACCTTTATAGTATTTTTGATGCTCATGTTTGTGAATGCCACAATGTATCCTATCTTTTCCTTTTCACCTAATGAGGCCGGCCTTCTTTCGATTCCAACGACCTCCGATCAGCAAGTGACATATAAAGGAGCCCCCGCAACATATGATCTGTCGGCAAATTTCGTTAATCTACCTCCCTGCACATATACACTCGGCTCGGATGTATATCTCAGCGGGAATTTCATGTTGGCCCAGATTCCTCGCGTGATTCTTTATAGATCTGCAAATTCAGTGAATGTGAACGCGGTCTTAACAGGAATCACCGATTCTACAACTGATGATGAGCGCCTCGGCATCACACATACGTATCTTAAAAGAAATTATCCCGATACAAACATAATTGTGTGGCTCGACCCTGTAAAGAATGATTTGTATGTTTCTGTAATTACAACAAATCCTTCGGGCGGCTCGGGTTCAAGGCACATACAGACAACGAACCCTGTTCAAAATGTTCCGATCAAGCGCGTGTTCCGCCTGGCGGTTGTGTTTACCCCGAACTTTCTGGAAGTATATGTGAATGGTCGCCTAGAAGAGTCAATGTCAATAAACAATCCTCTTGTCACTATTTCAAGCAGATCCTATATATATCCGAGCATCAACCCCATTCAACAAAATGTAATGATTGGAAATATGTCTATGTGGCCACGTGTTCTTACGGCAAGAGAGATTGCGTCAAGCGAGGCCAGTCCAAAGAAAGATGGTGCCTTTTTCTTTGCTACACAGTAGAGATGTCCTATTATGGGCAAGTAAGTTCATATGCTGGTCAATATTTATCACGAGTCCCAGGTATTTCTGATATGAGTGGCCCTAACCAATTTTGGACTCTCCTTTTTACAGGCCTATTATTGGGGTCTCTTCTCGTATTCTATTTTAGTCCATCATACACACAGAAAATTCTTTCTGCAGGTGCGGGCCCATATGATCTGAAATCGAAGACAACAATTATTCAAGAGTCAGACGCAAAAGCCTTCTATTCTGATTCAAATGGGACCTTTTCGGCCTTTGTCTATCTAAATCCCATAAGCCGCACGGGCGCGCATGCAACGTGTGGAGTGAATCCCAATCAGTCATCGTGTGATGACGGAACCTTTGCCCCTTGCCCGTGTGATGCCGCCACATCAAATTGCGCAGTCTGTAATCATGCAGGTTACAATTCGATATTCAATATAAGCGGTATTGTAGGGCTTGAAGTATTAGTTGCCCCGGATGCGAGTCGTCAGGGGCAGTCTGTTGCTCAATTGCTTGTAAAGACGGAAGGCCCACCCTTAAACTCTGGATCTACTAGCGCGGCTCGATCTGGATCTGGATCTGGATCTGGATCTGATACCACCTCTACAAGAGGCGTTGCATCGCAGAAATACATAGAAACACTCGGCTTACCACCCATTCCCTTTCAGAAATGGACCTTTATAACTGTCTCTAGAGAGGGTCGCCGGTTTGATGTATACTACAATGATACTCTTGTTCTGTCTCAAAAGACTATGTCCATGCCCATTTCAAATGTATCAAACTCTTCTATGGGTGGTATTACTTCCGGATCAACAGGGCTCGCTGGTCAATTAGCCGTAGCAAATCTGTATAACTATCGGATGTCGAGCAAGGATGTTTCGGTAAAATATAAACAATATGCTGATACACGTGGTAGACCCTATCTCAATACAATAGGAAATCCACTCAGTTTATCTGATGTAGGGGGTATTTTACCCTCTTATGCTTCTGCAATATCCACGAGCATCTCTGGTTATATTCCTTCTATGAGTCTATGCCCGAGTGGTGGATGCTTTAATCCCCCCGTGGTTCAAGCGGCCAATCCTATGTATGATTGGTCAACCCCCTATCAATAAAATTCAAACCAAATAAACTATCGTGTTGTTACTTTATTTTGACACAACACGATAGAAATGGATCAATACGACTATGGAGCCCCAAATTCTGGTTCACAAAGCAGTTCAGGATTTGGAATGTTAAACGTCATTTTTGTTATCCTCGGAGTCGTGGCTATTTTCTATTTATATAAATTCCTATATTCTAATGCACTGACTTCCGCTACTACGGTTGTTCAGGGTCAACAATCCGCTGACACATCTCAGAGTATAAAAACCTTTCCTATTCCCTTTGAAGGCGGAGAGTATTCCGTAAATACGTGGATCTATGTAAGTAGTTTCAATAAGAATAGAAATACACGGAAACACGTTCTAGAAATAAAGGGCCAGTATTTCTCGACGCTTGTTGTAGCCCTGGGCGCCTTTAAGAATACACTGACGGTTCGCACGCACAGTGTGGATCTTGTATCTGGGTTCCAGAGTGGCAGGGGTAGTGGCAGTGGCAGTGGCAATTCCCAGACGGTTACCACGACTGCACCCCCGAATGCCGGCGCAACAGGGAGCCTAGCAGCAAGCGACGTAGATACACTCTTTGCCCCTATGGCTATGGACGATGCTATCCTACCACCCCCTATCTGTGATCTACCAGAGATTGATCTCCAGCGCTGGACAATGATCACAGTTGTTCTTTCTGGACGCACGATCGATGTCTATATGGACGGAAAACTCAGTCGTTCCTGCATGTCGAGTTCCTATTACAAGGTCGATCCCACGGGTGTCACTCTAAATCTGGCTGATCACGGCGGCTTCGATGGATACATTGGACAGACCACAGTTGGAACCTATAGCATGAATCCAGATGAAATCTATCGTTCCTACCTGTCGGGTCCAAAGGGTTCTTCTCTTGATATTGTCACTTGGATTTCCTCGATTTTCACGGGGGCAAAGACAGGGTGAATTCTAACACTAAGATAGTTAGGGATGAGTGGTTACCCAGGCCCGAGTAATATTAGTTCTTCTTTAAATCCGTCCGGCCAACTTGTAAATGGACTGGGACTGGTGGCAATCATATTTATCCTTTTGCTCACGTGCGAGGTACTTTACAGGAGTGTATATGAAACGCAGAACCGCTTTCTAAGCCTTCTTGATTACACGGCTTCATCGGAGGATATGACGCTGGCCGTGCATCAGGACGCCAAGAAATATCCGGATGCCAAGCCGATCGGCCTGTCAATCAATGAGCGGACCGGCATTGAATTCGCCTACTCGTTTTATATCTATGTATTCCCGTCGACCTTTGACGGAAATGCGAATTTCAAGCACGTCTTTCACAAGGGATACGGATTCCCCTGGCCACTCATGGCCCCTGGTGTCTTCTTCCGTGGAGATGAAAATACGATGCGTGTGCTGATGAATACATACGCAAATCCCTACACTTACGCTGATATCAAGAATATGCCGGTGCAAAAGTGGGTCCATGTAGTCTTGAATTGCATTAAGGGTGGTCTCGATATTTTCATAAATGGAAGTCTGGCGAGCAGAATCCCCTTTACAGACACACTCCCCTACCAGAACTTCCAAGATGTTGTTCTCTTTTCGAATGTGAATTCGACGGCGCTTGGGCAGGCCAGCACACCAAGTTCTCTTGGAAGTGATACCTTCCCTATCGCGGGTGCCTTTAAGGGATATCTATCGAATCTAAAGTATGCCCGGTATGCTCTTTCGGTGAATGAGATTCAGTCTCTCATGAACGCCGGGCCATCATCAAAGAAGGTTGAGAAGGTCATGGAGCGCCCGCCCTATTTGGCGGATGATTGGTGGGCTGGGCAACATTAACATCGCCGCAACGCGAAACCACTTTAACACATAATCTCTTCTATCCCAGTAAGGATTAAGACGAGACTATGGCGGGCGGAGGACTCTACGCACTTGTCGCATATGGATCTCAGAATGTGATTTTGAGTAGCAATCCGCAAATGACCTACTTCTACAAGGTTTTCAAGAGATATTCGCATTTTGCCATGGAGAATATTACGGTTCCTCTGGAGGGCCCGAATGAACTTTCCTTTGATACCACGGTAAAACTCCGGGCAAAGATTCCACGCTACGGAGACCTGATGTCAGAACTCATATTCTCCTTTACAGTTCCCGACATTTACAGCAAATTTATGACTCCTAAGCCACCTCCTAACCGCACAAGTCAATGGGAGTTTCAATGGGTCCGTTATATTGGTGCAGCCATTATTAACAATGTCGCCTTCTTCGTAGGTGGCCAGAAAATCCAGGAATTCGACGGCTCCTACATTCTTTCACGCGCCCTCCTCGATAAGGATCAGGATGCCTTCTTAAAATGGAAAAATCTGGTGGGAGATACTCCTGAAATGGTGAATCCGAGCCAGGGTGCCTATGCGGGTGGATCGACGCATCAGGGATATCCTTCAGTGATTAACAACCCTACTCTGTCTTCCGCCCAGCAGTTGAATCGCCCCTCCATTGTTGGACGCGATATTCATGTTCCCATACCCTTCTGGTTCACAGAGAATCCCGCACAGTCTCTTCCCTTGATTGGCCTACAATATCATGAATGCGAAGTTCAACTCACCTTAAATCCCATTTCACAACTCTATACCATCCTCGATGCCTCTGGCTTTCGGGTAAATTCGGAATTCGCAACGGTAGGGCCAGCAGCAAATATTTATCAGAATACGCCGACCTACGCCTCATATTCAGATGTCAGTGGTCAGATCCGCGCCTTTTATACCGATATAGGTGTGAATGCACCCGCACTAAACGGGTGGCCGCAACTGAATCCTCGTCTTCAGAATACCTTCATCTATCTTCCAAAGGAGGAGCAACAGGTCTTTGCAACGAGGCCTCTTTCATACCTTATTTCACAGGTCACCGCCTATCCTTTTCCTGGCCTTTATACACGACAAATCCTCGACTTGCAGACACATAATCCGCTGACTCGTCTCATCTTTATCCAGCGAAGATCAGACGCCGCCAATAGAAATGATTTTGCGAATTTCACGAACTGGGCGAACTATCCCTATGCCCCCTTCGCACCGACTCCAGGTATTCTTTCCGTGAATCAGCAGGCAAATACTTCCGGCCTTTTCTTGAATGCGGCTCAGCAGGATATGATTCGTGGGATCCGTGTCCTATGTGACGGAAATGAGATACAGGAAATGAAACATACTGATTTCTTTAGTCGTTATTCGGCCTATAAATACGCAATAGGTATTGGTCAGGACGGCCTACCTATTTATTCTTTCCAACTCGGCCAATCTCCTACACAGCCGTCGGGCTCAGTAAATGCAAGTCGTATTCGGAATTTCCAGATAGAAGTGGATGTATATCCTCTTCCACTCAATACGACTTATACCTATGATGTAAATATCTATGTTGAAAATATTAACTTTTTCGAGGTTGTTTCGGGTATGGGCGGCCTGAAATACTCTCTGTAATTATTTTGCGAGTGCAAGTTCGCGCACCCAATTCACCGAAATATGGGGTTCCAGCAATTTCAGTCCACCTCTTATTACCGCAGCCGTGCTCGGATCCTTGTTCAACAGGGCCACGAGTTCTTCTTCATCTCCTACGACATAGCAATTCTCTTTGTCGACAAAATCTGTCTTTGAACCCTCTATCCATTTACGATTGATCACAAGAGCACATCGCTCATACATGGCCTCCAAAAATGTATATTGTGAGCCGCCACCGTCATATTTAATCACACTCATGTCCACAACATATTTTGCATCTTCGAGAATCTTACTGAGTTCTTCGAAACTTTTCTCGAAGCCGCCCTTATAATAGCGCTTGAATCCGAGATCATTTAACTTGAAAAAGACGTATTGGCGATTGATGGCTCCGTAGATATCTATCGGCTTATCGAGACTCTTATTGGCCTTCAGTATAATATCAGTATGCTTGTCAAAATCAACGCGAGAAATACTTACGGCGGAGTCGGGCTTGGCCGTCTTCTTAAACGGATATTCATAGAAGGGGTGAATGATGAAACGACTCTTTACATTGAAAGAGTCTTTCAAGAATTTCTTTACAGATTCGCGAATGGTGATCACTCGGAAGCGGGGTAGATTTCTGAGAACGGCCTCCTTGCCCTTTCCATTTACCTCTGTAGGGTCGTGAATGACTATGTAGGATCCGTCGGGGATCTTATCGAGATATTCATAATATGTCTTATCGATGGCGGTGATAAGGAGTTTCCCCTTAGGGAGGTCATTCGGCGCGCGATTTTGATACTGAACGCCATATCCATATTCACGCATCTTTGGAGTCGCTTCGGTCCCTTCCGTTCTTGAACCGATTTTAAAGAGTGGGAATTTATATTTTAGGGCAAGGTGGGCTGTAAAGGACACCCAGCCTCCGTAAACGGGGCGGGCCATATAGATAAGATTGACCATCTGATAAGGCATGGGAAAGCATACCTTGATTTATGCCGCGTGGTGATTAAACTATACTAATAAAATACAGAAGGGATAGGTATAGACATGACGTCTATTTTACAAACTCTGGGATTGGGTCCACCAAACCCGGCGGCCTATTCGGATGCATCGGCAGTGGCGTCGCAGCAGACACAGGCATTAGGCGGCCTTCAGAGCACAGTGGCCTCTGTTGGCACAGCACTGACCTTCGCAAAGACTTCAGGAGTATCATCGAGCACTCTTGACTCGCTACAGACCATTAGCACAAAGGGAAACACTCTTATGTCACAGGCTGCGACTATGAATCCTGCGACTCTGGCCACAAGGACGGCAGCACTGAATTCGGAACTCATGGTTGCACAATTCAATGCCTTGAATGAGCAATATACGAAAACTCTTTCTGAGACAAGGGCTATAGCGGCAATTATTAATACCCGTGTCCTCGAGATTCGCAGAGATTCTACAACAAGTTCTGGAATACGATCACAGTATGAATCACTTCTGAATGATGTGAGTGGTTCGGTTACACTTCTATTGGCATCCCCACCGGTCTATACTGTAACGTCGACCACATCTGGATCTACAGGATCTTCAGGCTCTTCTAGTATCTCATCCTATGTCGTTCCAACTGTCCCTACTGCTGAGGAGTATCAGTCGAGACTCGATACACTAGATGGACTAAAGGAACAAGAGGAGGGAAGTGGATATACCTTTCCGAGAATATGGCGTAGATTCAAGTATTGGTGTTATACCTATCTTTATATGGGACTTCTGTATGTCTTTATGTTTTCATCATTTATAATGGGTGGTATTCTGAGTTCAAATGCCTATGTTAGCGCGGAACCAATGTATTTGCCAAATCGTATATTTTATTTTGTCTATGGTGCACTAGCATTTCCCATTTCTATTCTCGCGGGATGCGTGAAGCCCCCCTTTTGGGTTGCCGGCCTCTTTCCAGCCTATGCTCGTGTTGCTCGCACACAGAGTGGTGGCGCGAGCCTATTTGGCTCTGCACTAAGTGCGGTTAGTTCTGTAAAACCAGCGGGCATTCCAACATTACCTACTAGCTTGGGCTCAGCACTAACTTCTGTAAAATCAACGATCCCTAGTAACGGAGTTGTGGATCCTCTTGTAAACTATGGAATTATAAAACCTTCTGATGTTACCCAGAATACTCCACCTGTGCCTGTTCCTGTGGTCAAACCGATTCCCACCGGCACCCCCTTTTTAGAATCAGGTAAGAATATTCTACCCCCTTATTCCTATGATCTATTTTCCTATGTTCTTGTCGATGAAAAAACTCCTCCAGAGTATCAAGTTACAGGTAAGAATACTATGTGGTATCTCTCTCTTGCCCATGCCATCGGTCTAGTCGGCTTCGCAGTATCATATGGTTTATTATCAAAATTTGAAAAGGGCATGCTCGGCTAACGCTAACGTCTAAACAATCCATGCATAGTTCCTATAGAGATGAAGCGGACACAACCAGAAGTATCACGGCAACAAGCGGTAAATTTCCCCTTTGTTTCCGTCGTAACACCCACATATAATCGCCGCAGATTTATTCCACACATTATCGAGTGTTATAAGGCGCAGACCTATCCGAAGGATCGTATGGAATGGATCATCTTGGACGACGGCTCAGATCCAGTAGAAGATTTATTCAAGGACCTCACGATTCCAAATGTGTATTATATTCGCAAAACGGAAAAGCAGAACATTGGAGCAAAGCGTAACATCCTGAACAGCGAGTCATGCGGCGACATCATTGTGGCCATGGATGACGATGATTACTACCCCCCTGAGCGCGTCTCGGCCGTGGTCACGGCGTTTAAGAAACGACCAAATGTGCAACTGGCGGGTTCATCGGAGATTTATATGTATTATACCGATATTAAGACAATTTACAAACTCGGTCCCTATGCCCCCACACATGCCACGAATGGCACGATGGCCTGGCGCCGATCCTATGCTGATTCTCATCTATATGATGAGACTGTTACACACGCCGAGGAAAAGTCCTTCTTGGATGCGTATAAACATCCTATGATTCAACTCGATCCCATGAAGGTGATGCTCGTTATGAGTCACACCGATAACACCTTTGACAAGAAGAAGATGCGTGAACATGATAATAACCCCTTTGTAAAGAAAACAACAATGAAGATTCGCGATTTTATTAAGGATGGTAAGGTCCGTGAATTTTTTGCTAATGCGTGAGAGAACCTTAAGATCAATCTACAGAGTATCTCAGTAAAGATGGCTCATCTATCGTCTTCATTGCGTATGTTCGCATTGATGAATGGTATTCTCGAAAATAGTATAACAAGTGATGCAACAGTTGTAGAACCTCCTGCTGATAAGATGAAGGTTGTTCTACGTTCTCACCAGCAGGCCGCCATTTCATCTATGGAGAAAATGGAGCACAAACTCATTCATGGAATGGACTGCTCTGGGGAAACGCTTTATTCTTCCTATGGTATTATGGGTGATTCTGTGGGGGTGGGAAAGTCTCTCATGGTCTTGGGACACATCGCGAGACTTTCCATTATCCCCCCTCTTGGCCCTATGACGTGCATGGGTCCTTCTAGCACAAATCAGGTCTTTAGTGTTCGCCAAGAAACTATAACCGACGTGAGTGAGGCGGGCTGTTTGATCATTGTGCCTCATACTCTTTTCCGTCAGTGGGCTGACTATATTAAGCGCCAGACAAATATATCACATATCCTTCTTGATAAGAAAAAGGCGTTCACACAGGAGAACTTTATGCGTGATATTATGGGGGCGGATATTGTTCTTGTAAGTAATACACAGTATAAGGAATTTAGTCTATGGCAACAGGAAAAGAAAATCATGTGGAAGCGTGTCTTCGTTGACGAAGCAGATACGATTCATATTGTAAATGGATATCCAAGACCTCTTTCAAGATTTACCTGGTTTATTACGGCTTCCTGGATGAATATGATTTTTCCCAATGACACGATATATATTCAACAACTTGCTCTTTCAAATTATGTGTTTGGAACGGATGCCATGTATCCGAATCTAAAAACGTATTTTGAAGAGACATTTCGATCGGCGCGGCCCTATAACTATATGCGATTTAATATGACATCCTATAATTTCTTTAGAGAGATGATTAATTCTTCTCATAGACTGCGTGGGCGCCTTATCTTACGTTGTGATGATGCCTTTGTTCAACAGTCGATTTCTCTTCCAGTTCTTCATCGCACAAATGTGATTTGCAGGGCTCCTCTTACACAGCGTATCGTATCGGCCGCAGTTCCCATGGAAGTTCAGCAACTTCTTCATGGTGGAGATATTGCGGGTGCTATTTCGGCTCTTGGAGTCAAGAGCGAGGATACTACGAGTATTATCGACGCGGTTACACAGAGTCTTAAGAAAGAACTGAAGCGTCTTCAACAGACTCACGCCTTCAAGTCTGAGCAGGAGTATTCTACGCAGCAGTCGAAGGACAATGCGCTCAAAAGTCTTGATGAGAAGATTAAGCGCACGGAGGACTCGATTAAGAGTATACAGGATCGTATTGAGGGATTCAAGAATGAGATGTGCCCTATCTGTTACGACGAACCCTCGCAGGCTTTAGTAACACCCTGTTGTTCGCGTGTCTTCTGCGGCCAGTGTATCTTGACCTGTATCACGCGTGGGCCGGCCTGTCCTATGTGTCGCACAAATATTCCTGTGAAGGGTTTGACGAAACTCGTCTTAAAAAAGGAGGAGACTGTAATTGTTGCCGCAGAACCTGAGGACCAACTGGAGAAGAAGTCGGATGCCCTCCTTCGTATTTTCAAGGAGAATCCTGGGGGGCGCTTTCTCGTGTTTGGTCGATATGATAACCCCTTTACAGTTATAGAGGATGGTATTACGGCACTTGGAATTCGTGTAAAGCAACTCAAGGGAAATAAGGATTCTGTTGCGTCGACCTTGAGGGCCTTTCAAAGCGGAGATCTTCGTTGCCTTCTATTGAACTCGCATTATGCTGGTTCTGGTCTCAATATCACGGCCGCGACGCATGTGATTCTTCTTCACGCGATGACACACGAGGAGGAGAAACAGATTTTGGGACGGGCCTATCGTATGGGTCGCACGGCGCCATTGCATTTCATTCGGTTGTTGCATCAGGATGAGACTCCAAACTCGGGATAAACCCGAGTTTGTAATCATGATTTTCCTTCGGAAAATCGAGACTCCCAATTCTGGCTAAAGCCAGAATTTGCTATCATACCGCCCAAGGGCGGTGAGACACCAAACTCGGGATAAAGCCCAACGCTCACGTAACAAACCGAGGACCTGTTGCTTCTAGCAACATTTCCTTTGTAATCTTCTCAGGTGCCTTTTTGTATTTTAATGTTTTTGTTCTCCTTTTTAAAGAATAGGGAAATTTCGCAACCTTTTCTCCTCCAAAACATTCGTTATACATTTTCTTTATTTCTTCCGTAGGAGTTTTTCCAAACATCCATCCATCACGACAGACCCCCTCCTTATACGCTGCTTTGAGACATTTTCTTGTGAATTTTAATATAGAACTCTTCTTCATCTTACTCTGTAATAATATTTTTATACAAATGTTCTAAACTCACAGCCTCATAACGCCGCACCTTATCCGGTCGCAGAGCCCCCTTTTGGATCTCTGCAAACGCATACATAGGCGCAATTCGAACCGGCGCCCCCCGTGTCTCAGAAACCTCGCACAAGAGTTTCCATGCATTGAACATTGCAGACTGCTTTGTTAAGACCGGTGTATAGCGAAATTCATCCGTCGTAAGTTGCTTCGTGTCAGGTCGAACAGGCGCCTCTTGCGCCAACCGCAAGCTAATAATCTTGAGTTTGAGTTTCAATGACAGAGGAAGAATCGTCCAACACTGATAGAAGAATGCCCAGAAATCACCCTGATCAGAAACTCTATAGGCATTGAATAGAGATAAATACATATTCCACGATTCATGTGTATCCCCCTTTATAGCCTCAACACGTTCTGGAATGTTTTCTAGGCTGATCAGGCTGGCCAGATTTCCTTCATTGTTCTCTATATCAAATTCAAGAAGAGGATCCCAGTCCCCCCAGAGTGTCCACCAGGCCACTGGCATTACACCGTCAGGAATATCTGTTTCCTGTTCTGGGAGTTCTAGGCCTGCCATTTGGCGCTGTAGAGAACGAAGGTCTCCAGAATAAGACTCAGGAAGATCATGACCTAGCCATTCACGTAGTCTTGCCGGCTCTGGAGGATCCATTTTGAAGGTCAGGCATATTTTGGCGATTTGCTGAAGAGTGCGCGTATCGAGAGAATTACTGATAAGGATGAGAGGACGACCATCCTTGACCTCCTTTCCCTTCAGATATGTATGCAATTCTGATAACCCCCCCTTCTCACCGTTACTCAGACCATCAATCTCGTCCAAAAGAACACCGATTCCACCACGCTGTCCAGATTCGATCATTTGAACAATTCCGCCTTCACGCAAAAGGGGAAGAATAATCTTGCGGAAAGATGCACCGGAACGAGTGTGACTTGCGTTGAACTCGACCGTTTTGAGACCCGCCTTTTGAAAAACTCTGTGGGCAAGAGTTGTCTTTCCAATTCCAGGAGGTCCGAGAAGAAGCACGGCGGGCTGTTTTCTGGTTTCCAGCCATTCATTGAGTTTTTCTTCAATGAATGGGTGCAAACATGCGGTCATACTATCCAAGAAAGTGTAGCAATCTTTAGACCAAGGCCATCTAAAATGCTCATTTTATGACTGTGGTGGCTGAGGGGGCTCAACTCCCATGCAAACAGATCCATCCCACACACCCTCCCATGTCACTCCCTTTGTATTACACTGGTCACATAGACTCTTAAGACGAACATTTCCGGTCTGATTTAAGAATAGGTGGAAAAGATATTGTTCACCAATCTGTGTTCCATCGGAAACCGCTAGACCACCTGATTGAGCCACGCCTACAGTGTCAATACAGACCTGTTCGTCCTGAACAGTTGCCAGAGTCAGAAAATCGGGGCAGTAATTTATCGCCGGTGGCCACGGACCCTTGGCAGAAGTATTTACATCGCCGGACGAAGAAAACCAGCGAAATCCGAAAAAGAGAGAGGCAACAATTGCTCCTAGAAAGTATATCATAGCGGTAATCTCCTGTCTCGCGGAGTAAAAGTAGAAACCCCCGCCCGTGATAAGAACGACTGATAAAAAACAATAGAATAGGAACTTTACGTCCATCTCTATCTGGTGATTCTATTTTAAGAGCATATTATGCACTTGAAATAGAGATTACTAAGTATTCTATACTGACACCGTTCAAGATCACACAGATCTTTAACGGCCATACTGGGCAACGGGCGCGGCGTTGCCGAGGCCATCGAAGCCGAGCTCGATGTAGCCCGTGAAGTAGTCCTCACCCGTGGGCGTGGCGCTCGTGCCAGATCTGCCACCGACACCGAACGTCGAGACCGAGTTCACGACGAGCTGAACCTTGCGGAACGTGCGGAGCGATGAAACGATCGTGCGACCCATGTCGCGGAGGAGGCCCTTACCGGCGCCGTTGATCGAGGAGAGCGAAGCACCCGCACCCAACGCCGCCCACGCGGCCGTCGAGAACGTGCCGCCGCCGACGCCCGTGTTGGCCACATCGACGTGCCAGTAGACCTTGCCCACAAGGTCACCAACAGGGATGTAGTAGCCATTCGTGTTTGGCAACTGCTTAGCGGCAGTGAGGAGAGAGGTCATTTGTATATCCAGGATTTAGAAATAATTCAGCGGAGAGTTCAAAGGATCCGGAATCTGGCGTTTATTAGTAGAGAGAATGTCTACCCCCCCTGATTTTATACTTCCCCAAACAACTGATAACTCTGCCGGACAAAACGGACGCGTTACCATAAATGATTCTGCCATAGGGGATCCCTATGCCGGTCTTCCCGGATTTGCTCCAGAAATCACCGTAGAACCGGACTTCCAGGCGGATATGCTTCGGGGAAATTGGGAGTCCACGCCGGTAAGTGCCGGTTTCTTTTCCTCGGAGAACGTCGAACGACTTCAGCAACTTATACGGAAGGGGGTCTTTGACCGTAGTAAGCCGAAGGGCTATGTGATCGATAACCAATCGACTGATGAATTGAAGATTATTATGCGGGCTATCTATTACCAGTATGGTCGTAACATGCCGAAGGATGTTGCTATCCAGATTCAGGACCTCAATACAAAGGTTGTGAACTGGTCTGTTCCCCATATCCTATCCGCCGTAGATCATTACTTCTATTATTTGAATGATATCAGCCACTTGCCGGTACCTCTTGCGCAGCCTCAGCATTTGAGCCGTGCCGGTACGAGGAGCATGCCGATGAATCCTTTTATGTGAACGCGGGATTCATAGAACCCTAGAAAGAAAACGCACGGTTAGGATGCTATACGGCACAGCACAAGTAAACGGAAGAGGGCGGACACCACCCTCTTCCGAGGACCGGATAAGTGTGGAAAACCTCATGGAAGGCTGCGACTTCTTCGCAGTATACGATGGGCACTCGGGCGACGAAGTGGCAAATCAATGCAAGGCGATGCTCTATAAGGAGATCCAGGAAGCCATTCGTGTAGTGGGACCGGATGTCCTGAACCGTAAGGAGGACATGGCGAACCTTTTGAAACGTGTGTTTATAGATCATAATAAGTATCTCGCCGGTATTATTCATAAACTTGATGACTCCGGATCGACTGCCACCGTAGCCCTTGTAACACCGAGACATATCTATTTGGCCTATCTCGGAGATTCTCCCTGTTTTATTATGCATCCGCAGACAGGCATGGTCTTAGAAGAGATGGGGAAGCATGAGCCCTCTCTCGCCGTAGAAACAGCCCGTATTCAGGCGGCAGGTGGCTTCGTAGAGATTGATGAATATGGCATACCCCGTGTCGACGGAATGCTTGCCGTATCACGCGCTTTTGGAGATTTCAGTTTAGCCTGGAAGGGAAAGGCTCCACCGGCTGGGGCGGATTGGACAAAAATGAAGATCACAGCCCACCCGGATGTGATGGTCTGGGAACGACCTGGAGCAGGTGTATTGGCTCTTATGTCAGATGGCTTGGTTGAGACGGATTCGGCCACTACAAAACCCTTGGCACAGGTCGCACATGACATTCAAAAGGGATTGGAGGCGACCGGATATAATCTGAAGGGGGCGGCAGACAAGGTTCTTGGAGAGCACGTTCGCCAGGGTTCGAGGGGTCGTAAATATAGTGGGGATGATCTTTCTCTTATTCTTGTCGATGTGGGGACGGGTGTGGTGACGGGTGGCGCGGCCCCTGGCCCTGTGAAACTACAGAAGCCTCCTACACGGAAGTCGAAGGGGCGGCGGCGTATTCGCACAGAGAAGCAGAGTCGGTTGATTAAGATCTTTTCCTGCTAGGGGGGACGCAAGCCTCCCCCCCGCCCCCTGTCATTAGAGGACGGCGCGTCCCCCGTGCCCCCTCCACTTTGAAATTTTGAATTTCCATGGCCCCGTGCCCAGGCCCCCACGCCCAGTCTAAAATTGACTGCATCCGTTTAAAGAAGTATCGTGTGGATAGAATAGGACGAGTCTTCTGACCCGTCCCCACCCTGGTCCAGTAGCGCAGTTGGTAGCGCATGGTGCTTATACATTCTTGTATACTTACAGCAACAGTTGTAACAGTGAAACGCTGGGGTCGTGGGTTCAATCCCCACCTGGACCATTTTTTTATGTGCGGCTCTTAGCCTCACATATAAAAATTGTTTACTTTCTGGACAATACATTAAGAAGGATATTATGCCTTCCGTGTACCCTTTCGGCATTTGACGCTAGAGCGTCTCTTCTTGTAACTCCGCAGCGTCCTTCTGCGCCTTCCACCGCGCTGAGCTTCGGTTATAACAGCAGGTAGTATTGGTTCTCTACACATTGGGCACTTTGGCACACGTTGAGATTGTATATACTGTTTTATACAATTTCTATGAAACATATGCTTATTTTTACATACTTCTATAGGACCACCGGTTCCAGCGGCCGCCAATGGTTTTAAACAAATAGCGCAATCATTTATAACTCCTTGTTCAAACTTACTAATATTCAGTGGAACTGTTCCAGTTTCTACCTCTATATCGGTTCTTCTTTCTGTTTCTAATTTCTCTGTTTCATTTATTTTTTCTGCTTCTAAATCTGCTCGAATTTTTTTGATATATTGAAAATATAAGGCTATACCTAATTGGTTACCCTCTAGAGGCTTCGGTAAACCAAAGTTAGAATCTGGATCATTGATTATATCTAATATCATATTACTTGATAAAAATCTATCTATAAGTTTTACTAAGGCAATAGTATAAATATTATTTTCGTAGTTAATCATACCACGTGCAGCACCCATAGATGCTATTAATCCAATTATTATTGGATACATAAAATTCAAATTCGATAGAAAAAAATCTAAAATAAAAGATTGATCGTCGCCAACACTATCGAGTTGATGTTGAGCACGTTCGACTTCATCATTATATTGTGTATAGGCTGGGTTGCTAGGGTCATCGCCTGCTATAAAACGACGCGCACGAATTGCAGAATATAATTCTTCTTTTAAGGGTCTAATAATATCGTAATATTTTGTAAGTCCAGCAGCGTGTAACCCTCCAAAAGCAGGGATAGCGGCCATACCAAAAAATCCAATAAGTAGAATAATAAAATGTTTAATCACACTAACATCTTTGTCACCTTTCTCTAAAGCGTCTATAAGTTCTTTAACCAATCTACCACCCTCTAATTTTTTTGGAAGTTTTTTAAAGTTATTTCCTATTACGGTTTCAACTAGCCCTAGTAATCTTGGTTGTTTAAATTGAATAGAACCCGATAGAATTAGTCTAATAAAAATAAGATCTTCAATAGCTTTTGCCTTATCGATAGAAGAAGCATTTGGATTAGAAATTATCTCAAGAGCATTATACAGCGATGTTGTTCCTAAGGCATCCGTGTATTTTCTTATATCATCTGCATCTTTTCCTGTCACAATGATAACATGTTGTTTATCACCTAATAAAATATTGCTATTATTTTCTGTATTTGTAGCCATTCTATTTAAATCTCATATTTTATGCCACAAGCTTCTTCTTGAGTTTGACGAACTTCGGCTTCGCCTTGCCCTCCAGTGCGGCCTCGCGCTCTGCACGCATCTTCTTCCAGGCCGACTCGAATTCCGCCAGATCGGACAGCCACATAGCCGCTGCGGTGGTCGCCTCAAGCGCAGCCAGAGCCGCCTGAGCAGCCACAACGGCCCGCTGATGCTCCTCCACGGCCGCAGCCTTCACGCGGTCCATACGCAGTCGGAGAAGATAGTCATAGGCGTCCACATTCGTGGCAACTTTGTCCGCCGACAGCGCCGGCAGTTCGTGCGCAATCATCGCCGCCACAATGTCCTCGTCGGAGGCACGGCGCATATCAATCGTGCCATCGAGCACGGCCTGGAGGAAGCGCGCCTTCGCATCCGCCTCCTCAGCCTCACGCCGCTGGCGCTCAATCTCCGCAGCCCGCCGCGTCTCATAGGCGGCCAGGCGCGGCCCGTAGAAGGCCTCCAGAATATCACCCACACACCCATACTTGACGATCTTGGAGTCCATGTTAAAGGCCACCATGTTCGTTGTCCGCCAAGTGCTTGTCAACTGGAAACGCTTCTCGAACTCAACAGGGTTGGCCCGGATATCATCGTAGTAATCCGGGTCCAGGTCCAGATTGAATTTCACATCAATGTGGTTGTAGAGGTCCTCGAAGTTGCGAAGCACCGGCTTGCCCTCATCCGTCTTGGACGAATCATTCTTGCCCCCCGTAGAGCCGCCCGCCTTGACCACCGTCCCGCTGACGCAGAGTTCATCGAGGAAAGCCTTGTAGTCGTGTGTCCAGGTGCCCACCGGCAACTCCGTGATCGTCACAATCTTCTTCGCATCGTCGAAGGTGTAGAGACCCTTCGTGACCCAGACACCATCGGAAACCAGATGAATAGGTCCCTTGAAGCCGATCCACCAGGGACGCATGGCCAGATTCTCCAGAGTCGGCCGCCGCCCCTCCAGGCGGTCACGGAGTAGACCAACGACCTCCTCGGGATTGTGAGGAGGAATGTCCGTGCTGAAGCCAGTGCCAATGCCAATACAGCCATTGATTACTAGAAGAGGCACAACTGGAAAGTAGGTCTCTGGCTCCACGATCAGCCCGTCATCATCAATGTGCTTGAGAATTCCCGCATCCTCCTTACGGAGAATCGTATCGACAATCGTCTCCAAATGAGTGTGGATATAACGGGGGCTAGCCGCGTCCTTGCCGCCCTGCAGACGCGAGCCAAACTGCCCAATAGGTGCGAGCAGATTGATATTATTCGCGCCCACAAACTGCTGGGCCATGGAGGTGATGGCACCCGTAAGAGAGGCCTCGCCGTGGTGATAGGCCGCATGCTCTGAGACGTAGCCGGCTAACTGGGCCACACGCACCTCGGCGCGCAGGCCACGCTTCAGACAGCCGAAGAGAATCTTGCGCTGTGACGGCTTCAGGCCATCCATGATAGAGGCCAGTGACCGGATATTATCCGCATTACTGAAATGAATGAGTTCGTCGTGAATGAAGCGGGAATAATCGACGCGACCATCGGCCGCCACAATAAGTTGCCGCTGCGGATTATACTGTGACAGCCAGGCCTTGCGATCATCCGCCCGCTTCTTGGAGAAGGCCAGTGACATCGTCTCATCAGTTTGCCCGTCCCAGGTATACTTGATCTCGTGGAGGTTCTCGAACCACTGCTTCGCCTCCTCATCAGTGCTCGTGCCCAATCCCTTATAATACTTCAGATGCCAGCCAGCCGTCGAACCACCCAGTCCGGCTTTCCAGGCCTCAAACTCGGCGGCCGAGTAGAAACTGCGCACCTCCGTGCGGCGTGTGGCCTTCAGGAGAGGAGTGGCTAGCGAGCAGATGAAGCCAGTCTGCATGAGTGCCGGCCACTCCGCGTGAAAGAGATTCATGAGAAGGCCCTTGATATGCGACCCATCCAAATCCTGATCAGCCATGACCATGACACGACCATAGCGGAGCGACTTCAGGTCCTTGTATACCTTGGACTGCTCGAGCCCGAGAATCTTCTTGATAGCCGTGAGTTCCTCATTCTTTGCGAACTTGTCCGCCGATACGTCTCGGACATTCAGCATCTTACCCTTTAGAGGAAAGACACCCCACTTCTCACGACCGACAACGGAGAGACCGGTAATCGCAGAGGTGGCAGCCGAATCTCCCTCCGTAAGAATCAGCGTGCACTCTGTCGACTTCGCCGTGCCGGCCCACGCCGCATCCACCAGTTTCGGCATGCCACGAATAGTCCGCTTCTTGGACCCGTCCGTCTTCTTCACATCCTTATTCGCCTTCGCGTCCATGATCGCCATGGCCTCATCCAGAAGCCCGAGTTTCACGAGAAGAGCCACCATCTTCTCCGACTTGAATACGGAGCCGAACTTGGCCGCGGGAGTTGTCAGCGTCTCCTTCGTCTGTGAATCGAAGGCGGGATTCACGATCGTAGCATTCACAAAGAAGATCACCGAATCCTTCAGTTGGCCTGGCTTCACTGCGACCTTCTTCTTTGTCGCCAGTTCGCAGAAATCGCCGATGAGGCTGCCAACGACCTTGTCCACGTGCTTACCACCCTTTCGAGTGTTGATACCGTTTACAAAGGATACATGCTTCTCGTCGGGCACGTCCTCGTCAAAGAGATGCTTTGCCATAACGGCCGCGATTTCCCAGCGCTCACCGCAGCGCTCATAGGCAATGGCCGTATCGTCCTTCACGAAGAGCTTCACAAACTTCTCAAAGGTATTCGTCGGAACGGCGGAGCCATTGCAGGTCACCTTCACCTCCTTTCCAGCCATCGCCGCCAGTTCAATCACACGTGTCTTGAGAACCATGAGCATATCGGTCAGATTCAGCCCAGGAAAGCGGGCCAGATCCGGCTCATAAGTGATGCGGACAAACCCTTTTGCGCTATCTGCCTTCACGGCCGCCTTGCCGGCCACTGACATATTCTTCGACCAGGTCTGCGAATACTTCTGCCCTTTTGAGCGCGTCTCTACGGTAAACTTCGTGCTGAAGATGTTCGTGAGCTTGGCGCCATAACCATTCTTGCCGCCGACAATCTTCTCCTCACCCTTGTTGTAGTTGCCGCTTGTAAGAAGGTGACCAAAGATGAGTTCGGGTGCCCAGACCTTCTCTGTGGGGTGCATCTCAACAGGAATGCCATCGCCATCATTCTCTACCGAAATCATAAGAGGCTTATCAGCGCCGCCCTCTACAATCTTCACATCAATGTGCTTGATAGGTGTGCGCCCGGCCTCACCACTGCGCACAAGCGCATCACGGGCATTTACAATGATCTCATCGAAGAGCTTGTAGAAACCCGGGTTGAAATCCACCTTCTTGTGGACCATCTTGGAGGACGCATCGTCGAAGACCCAGCGAGACTCAGGATGAGTTTCGGTGGAGCCAACATAGGTGTCTGGGAGTTCCAAGATGTGCTCCCGATGCGTATGCTTCTTGTAGGCTGATGCGTCCATTCTATAGTAAGGGTGGGGGCTTGCTCCCTTTCCAATTTTAGTTTGACGGTTATCCTTTCACAAGCACCAACAATTTGTTGTCCTAACGGCCAAGTCGCTTCTTATCCTTTCACAAGGATAAGCAGCTTGTCATTATCCCACCCAGGCGACCAGCGGTCCTTGTGCTCACATACCACAAAATAGGCCGCTGAGCAGAAGGGTAAAACAGAACCCAGTTCCCGTGTATACTCGTCTTCAGCCGTTGACCGAAAGATGTCCTCGACAATGAGAAGTCCACCCTGCCGCAGCAGGGGAAACGCCTCCTTGATAATCCGAATCTGGTGGCCATGCTCGTGGCTACTGTCATCAAGAATTACATCATATTGACCCGCGTATGACTCCTTTAGAGCCCGTGACACGTCGCCGTCAACGGAAACATCCATCCTATTAAATCTAAAGCGCTCCCCTACTAAGGTCTTTCCATGATCGAGGAAATTCTGGTCACTGTCGAACATATGCATGCGCGTATCCTTATGCTTAAAATATAGGTCCCAGAGAATGGCTGAACTTCCACCAGCCACACCAATCTCTGCAAAGTTTACAGGCCGGTTCTTAAAGGGGGAAAAAAGCATATTATAGACCGCCGTGTAGGGATGACGATGCCCTATCGTGTTATAGGGACTCTTATCGGTGCCAATAGCCCCTCCTAGAAAACATAATTCTGTTTTAGCGTCGGAAGAATCAATCACAAGACGAGGTATCATATGATACGTCATCTTGAGATTAGTTTAGACCTTCTAAATATATTACTAGCTATACTTATCTTCTGCTCCCCTACGATATTCTTCTTACCACCGCTTGGTTGTTCGTCCTCGCCGCCGCCGCTGCCGCCGCCGCTGCCGCCGCCGCTGCCGCCGCCGCTGCCGCCCTCGCCGCTGCCGCTTCATCACTTTGTATCTTCCGCAACGCTTCTCTCGCCGCGTTCTGCGCACTGAGCTGTTTTCTCGATTCACTCTCCGCCGCCGCCAAAGCCGCCCGCGCCGCATTAGCCGCGTCCGATATCCTACGCCTCTCATCCTCCTGCTGCTTATTAAAGGTAGCACGCGCTGCTGCCTCATCCTTCACCTGCTGCTCAAAGCGGTTCCTCGCCTCTATCGAGGCCGCCCGAGCCGCATCGGCCGCGGCACGGGCGGTCGCCGCCAGCCCCTCAATGCGTACCAGCTCCTGCTGCGCCGCCGCAACCTTGGCAGAGACAGATCCTGAGAGGAGCGTCGGCACCTGGGTCACCTGATTATACCCCTCGGTAAGAGGCAAAACAAACATATTAAGAAGTTGATAGGCTGCCGTAAAGAGAAGGGCGTGGACAACCGCTCTTGTCAGCACAGATCCCTTCTTTGGAAAGTTTACGAGAATGTTCGGTGTAAACGCAACAAAAAGTGCCGTAAGGTACAAAAGCGTAAGAAGAGTTTCCATATATAATTAACTAATATTTATTATACAGATGCTCCTATTCACACTCTTCGTCGATAATGACTATACAGCCAAAAAAATGGCTACGGCCTCCAAAAAACTAGGGTATGAAATGCTTTGGCAATGGGTTAAAAAGGGTAAAAAACTTGTTATTGCCTGTGATTTCCATACGAAGGATTGAACTAATTGCGCCGGGTCTTGCGACGCGTCTTGCGCTTGCCGCCAGACCAGTTCATAGGGGCCGGCCTAGCATTTGCATTGGGATTCGCCGGCTTTCCGTGTGTAGGATTCCTCCTATGAAAATTCTTCGAACTCTGGTATCTACGTATTACATTTCTCGCAGCCTTTTCGGCCCGTTCGTGGCGTTCTTCCGCATTTTTTGCGGCCTTGAGCGTTTTTGCCGCATTTTCGGCGATCTTTCTATCAGCACTCGCCTGTTTTGCACTCTCTGTGGCCGCTACACGCGCCGCATTCACCGCGCGTTGGGCCGCTGCGGCGGCCTCGTTTGCCGCCCGCGCAGCCGCCGCCGCATTCGCAGCCCGTTCAGCCTTTGACTTTCCCTTGGCAGGAGGTGGCGCCGCGGCCGCAGCCTCCTTCATTGCCTTCTTCATAGCCTCGATTGCTTCCTTGCTCCGCGCGACCATTCTATTGTTATCTGAGAATAGGAATGGCGAAAAGCATAGCGAAAACATGGTTTGGCCAAGGAGGATATATACCAAGTATAATGGGTGGAATACTCAGGGCAGGCCCCTATTTCATGACGGCGGCCGTAGCACAGGGCTCCCGCCTTGTCCGTAACAATAAAACCCGTATGGCGTCAAGAAAGAGCCGGAGAGCATCTACTCGTCGTGCGAAACGCAGTCATACATGATATAAGAATATACCTACAGAGTTCCGGCACGTTGAAAACCTAAAGGTCTTTTCAACATAGACCTATAGAAATGTCAGTCGCCAAGCCAAACGCGAATGGCAATCTATTTGAAATCAAGACAGTGCAGTCCGGTGCCTTTCGCACTCTTATTGAGGCTCTAAAGGAGATTCTTACGGAGGCGAATCTCGAGTTCGACTCACAGGGTATCAAGGTCATGGCCGTAGATGAGACCCACACGGTTCTCGTCTATCTCCGCCTTCACTCGGACCGCTTTGAGACCTATTATTGCCCCGCGAAGCACGTGCTCGGAGTGAACATGATCTATTTTTTCAAGTTGATCAAGACGATGGGGAACAATGATAACCTCACTCTTTATCTTCCTGCGTCCAATCCGAACAAGCTCGGAATCCGTATGGAGAACTCGGAGAAGTCAACGGTCACGAACTACTTCCTCAAACTCTTCGACACGGATGTGGAGGATATCCAGATCCCGAGCCTCAACTTCACGAGTATCATTCACATGCCCTCCCTCGATCTCCAGAAGATCTGTCGCGACATGAATGCGCTCGGTGAGAAACTCGATGTGGAGATCACGAGTAGCGGCTCTGACCTTATCTTCAAGTGCATGGGCGATTTTGCGGAGCAGGAGACGATCATTTCGGAGAATGATAACTCCAATATGAAGGTGCACAAGTCGGCTGGGGCTGTTGCGGAGATTGTTCAGGGCATCTTCCAATTGAAGCATCTTGTTCTCTTTACGAAGTGCACGAGCCTGTGCCCCAGCATTGAACTTTACCTGAAGAATGATTTTCCCTTGATTCTTCGTTATACGGTGGCTAATCTGGGTGAGGTCAAGTTGGTGCTCGCCCCCATGAAGAACAAGCAATAAGGTGAAACTGTAGCCTAAACAGCCCGCTATATTCAATAGAAATGAATTGGTTCTCGGGTGAATCTATCTTTGATCGGCTATTGGGCACAGATTCAAACTCTCCAAAGAATACCTACTACCACTGCACAAAGGAGACTCTCTCTTCAAAGTATAACTGCCGAATCATTTACGGAGAGCATCGGATTATTCCGGTCTATCCGGATGTTCCGCAGAATCTACATCTACAAGTCTTGGAGGGAGCGTTGAGCGCGCCTGTGACAATCAAATAGCAAGGTAATGCGTTTCTAACATCTGTTTCTGGTATAACTAATATACCAGAAACAAATGACCTCGTGGATTCAGGTACCTCAGCGAAAGAAGGTTGTAGAAAAATCATACTTCTTTCAAACGAATGATTCAGGCTTTTGTTCGAACTTCAATCAGTTTCTCTATGCCTATGTATATTCTCAATCGGCTTCCCGAACACTTGAAGTCTATGATATGGGGAACGCTGTATCCGTTAACTTTCAATTGATTAAGAACACCTTTGGAGATATTAGTGGAGTAGAATACAAGGATACTATTTCTATAAATGCATCCGCTCTCCGCAGAGATACCTTTACTTTACGGTCATTTTTAGAGCGCATGGATCATGTAACAAATGTCAAAGGTGAACAACTGCGTAGAGTAGCACAGAAGATCTTTCAATGGAACAAGAGTCTTATTCCATCTCTACAGGAAGTTATATCTTCTACGAATCTTCCTGAGGCCTTTGATCTTGGTGTGCATATTCGCGTAGGTGATAAGATTACATCAGGAGAGGCTAAGTTAGTTACACTTGATACCTATATTCGTGCTGTAAAATCATTTCAGAAATCATCTAAGAAGGAGCAACTATCTATTTTCCTAATGTCTGATTCACTCAGCGTGATTTCTGATTTTAAAAAGAAGTGCGACTCCTCGTGGAAGGTCTATACCCTTCCTTCGGTGCTACCCAACCAAGATGGACATTTTCAGCCGCAATTCAATAACAGCCCCGCACGTCTGCGGCTCGCCGCATATAATACCTTTATGGCAGAACTTCTTGTTATGCAGAGCATATCAAATATTGTATGTACTCTGTCAAGTAACGTTGGCAGATTTCTATACTACACTGTTGAGTATCCTGAAAATATTGTCAGTTTGGATGAACAGTTCACCATTAAGTAACTCACATCTTCTTCTCCACATGAGGAGTGTAGAGAACATCACTGGGCACAAGTTTCGGATGAAGAAGATGAATGCCAGCAGGGCTGTTAAATTTCTCTGAATCCTTATTCCATACTTTAATCACATAGAATCCAACGCGATGCGTTCCATTCGAACCGCTCATGATTTTTGGGCTAATGCTTAGTCCAACAATCTGATCTTCCTTATTAAGAGTTACAAGATTTGACATTGCCCCTATAATGTATGAGCGATAGTAATCGCTTCCCTCTTCAGGGCCGCCGCGTAGAGAGTAACTACCCCCACGAATATTCTGGAAATTCTCCCAAAGGGGTGGAATGGGATCGCGCATACAGAAATACATTCCGCGCTTAATCTTCTCGCCTAATTCTTGAAACACAGAGAGTACCTCACGAAGAGTGGACATTTTTGCAATAGGTTGAAAGGTGTCCATGGTCCATCTCTTCTCCCTTGGTGCATGGAAATATAATGTCCACGTACCAGAAGGTAGAGTAGAATCAAGATCGATACTCATTGCTGAATACGATTTCTACATTTCATAACAACTCAATTTTAAGTGCTCACCTCTGGAACCTCAGCATCGGATAGGACCTCAGGAACCGGTTCAGTGAATTCAGTAGGCAGCGACTCATCTGTAGAGAGTTTCTCATCTGCAACTACCGCCTCAGTCACTTCCGTGGGTAGAGAATTAGCCTCAGTATTCGATAGAATATACAAGTAATTATCTATGCTAGACTCGATTGTATTAGCATTCGTATCGATCATACGCACTGTAAATCCTCGCGTAACATCTGTAACAATGCCAGAAGATAGAGACCAGGCACCTAACATATGAGCAATGCATGGAAAGAATATAGAATTAAGATTATAAATTTGAAGTCCCTCGATAAAATCGGTCAGATCATAAACTACTGCATCTTTATCTACAATCTCCATACTTAGAATGGGAAGTGCATGAGGCGATGATTCAAGGAGTGATGATAGCGATGTGTCATGCTGCCATTCAACAAAGGCATTCTTATCAGGAAGATAATACCACTCAGGAACGGCCGAAGACGATGCGGAAATATTTACTGAAGTTGTAAGAAAGGGTGGCGAGATATTTTCAAATAAATAATAATTCTTCTCTACAAAGGCACTTTGAATACCCGTATATAATTTCTTAAAAAGTTTCTTGCAAGATCCATAAAAATTATCTAGTCTATTATACATTTCAATTAAAACGAGCACACGTAGCATACTATAAATAGATATGGTTAAGGCCCCTTAGGCAGTAACGTGTTGTGCAGAAGTTAAGCACCGCCTGCAAGGCGGTGCTTATTTTGAGCATACAACACAACTGTAGTCATGTAGGCTATATTAAGCACCGCCTGCAAGGCGGTGCTTAACTTTGGCACATGACGTTAACTTCACATATAGTAGGGGGATTCCTTAGTCTTGGGTTTTTGATTCTGAAGAGGTGTGGTCGGGTATTGAGGTGAATGGGCAAGTTTACGTTCACGCAATATGAAGCCCATCGTCATAAAAAGAAAGGGGAGTAAGAGTAAAGACCATGCAAGAAAATACGAATTACGTTCACAAAGAGCTGCCATCAAAACTACTGAAAAAAATCCAATGAGAGCATGAACAGGGATTAACTTATATTCCTGTCGGAAGAGATCTAAAAATATAAGAGACACAAATATCGCCGCGCTAATCATAACTGGTCCGTCGGTAGGATTCATTTATTAGTATGGGTATTTTTATACCGTCTTGGCCATTACAATACGCTGCCGCGCCTCGTTCCACGTTCCGATGGGCTGATCTACGAGTTCACCATCCTCGTCCGTCATAAATACATTGTTATCGCTATCACGATAATAGGTTGAACCCTTGTATTCAAACTCGGTGAGTTCCTCAGCCTCTTCCTCGACCTCCTCTTCCTCCTCAGCCTCGGCCACAACCTCTTCCTCGACCACGCCCTCCTCGACCACGACCTCCTCCTCGACCACGACCTCCTCTTCAGCCTCAGCCTCAGCCTCTTCCTCGGCCTCAGCCTCTTCCTCAGCCTCTTCCTCGGCCTCCTCCTCTTCCTCGACCTCCTCCTCTTCCTTCAGAAGCGGCCTCTCATTCGTCTCACCCATCTCCTCGGCCTCCAGAGCCTTGCGCGCCTTGCTATTGAGAAGAAGCCGATCAGCGTAACTCAGACCCTCATTTGTATACTCTGGAATGACCACCTCACGCTTGGGAATAACCTCAATACCCTGAATCGGGTGAAGTGGGAGAATATCACGCGAAGAGGATTCTCGCAGACTGACAATCTCCGCGCGCATAGCATTCAGAGCCGTAACAATATTCTCATTCTGGCTCTCTACAGCCTGAATGCGCTGAAGAAGCATGGCCGTATCCTGGCAAGGCACGTAGGTCACATTTCCAGAAGCGCCCCGCATCCGTGTGCTCTGAATCACCTCCTGAATACCATCCAGGCGCTCGCGAACCGTATGCTCGAGGCTACGAAACAGATGCTGAATCGTAGTATCGGACATGATTTCTATGTAAATACCCCCTGTGGATTTAGGCAGTCAATTTTCAAGTGGCAACAGGCCGCCGCCCAGACGCACCAATCCGAATATTCATCACCGTATCAAGTGTAGACTCCTTATCCTTCAAAGGCTTGCTCCGCTTTAGGCGCAGACCCTCCTCTACAGAGCGCTGCGGGGCCACTGTTACACCACCCATATGCTTCGCCGTCGTATCAAAAAAGTCAATAGGCTTTGTATCAATCGAGCCCAAGATGCTAACCATTGGCGGCATATGAAGGTCAACACGCACCTTCTTGGCACGCATCGTTGCGCGGAACACCTCGATGCTCATAGGGCCACCAAAGAGGGACAGGCACTCGCGCGCGGGTGCAGGAAAGATTTGCCCCTTACCCTCCGTGTCATAAACACGATGAAGAAGAGCCATGCGCTCCCAACGAACATGCGGATCCAAGCCCTCCTTTAGAAGATAGGCGATTCCGCACTCGGGTGAACAGAAGTTGCCATACACATTGTAAACTCCGTTCACCTCCCGCTCGGGGACAATACAGGGCTGATGGTCAAAGGTATGCGCGCACCAGAAACACGCGATAGTCGTAGAATCAGGGAGTTTCTTCGACTCCTGGAACTCCTTGAATTGAACCATTAGATTGACCTTCGTAAAACATGGCATGGGTGCCATGGCTACAACAGGCACAGGCTGAGCCTTCTCAATCGGTGTAACAACAATATCCCCCTTTTCTCCAAGAAACTCCTGATTCCCTGCAAACATGTCAGAACTCGATGCATCATAAGGCTCTGGTTCAACTCCGTTACTCGAGACATTCGGCGCATCCGAAAGATTCACATCGCTCGTGCGGATCCCCAGATGAACAATCAGGGGGCGACGGGGCTCTGGCTGAAAGGACCCCTCAATTCCCTGCGGTGTGACAATGGCCACCACCTTGACTGGCTTCTTTCCCTTCTTCTTAGGAGACTCCACAACGGCCGTTTCTGCCGCGGCTTCGACCTTCTTTTTACTTCCCTTAGCAGGTGGCATACTTCACTATATTCATAGCGCGCTCCAAAGTTTAAGCCTTTTCATTCATGCAGGTCTAAACATCTACTCTTTCTTATACACTAATGGAGGGACTTGGTCTACCAAGCAGAATAGAATGTCTTTTACAAACTATGGTAAAACACCCTGCCTCACGATCTCATCTCCTCCTCATCGGGCCGCCAGGATCTGGAAAGACTACCTCAGCCAAACTCTTTGTGGAGGCTCTTCACGGCTCAAAAGCAAGATCAGATGCAAAGACATCCTTTTTCGGGCGAGCACTCTTTTTGAACTCAAGCGACGAGCGAGGACTCGACGCAGTCCGTAGCCGCGTCTATCCCTTTGTGCGATCTTCTTTTGATTCCCTGTTTGTATCGAGCGGACCCAAGGTTATCATCTTTGATGAGGCGGAAACTCTGACGGATCAGGCCCAAATCGCCTTACGCCCCCTTTTGGACATGAGCCCCCAAAAAATCGTGATTATCTTTCTGTGTAATTCGATTTCCCGTATTCACGCCTCAATCGTTCATAAATTCATGGTCATCCCTTTTGAGGCCCCTCATCCACAGGATTTTCAATTCCGTATCGAAAAGATTATCGGAAATCGCAGTAACTCTATGGCGGGTATGGATATCGAGTTTCGTCGCGGAGACATTCGTTTTTTCCTATTAAATCCCTCACGATTCCAGGATTGCGCGAAACTCTGGCATGAGTGTATGACAGTGCATGATCAGCAACTGAAGACTCTCTTTGAACAGGTTCTTCCTAAATGGGCCTACTCCGATCTTGCTATGTTCTTTCTCTACATGGCACATACAACTGGCACTCTTACCACGGCTGCTCTACAGGATATGTTGCGTATTAGTGATACAGATCTTGTAAGGCAAATAAGGCCAAAGATCCGCGCCAACCTTTTATGTTCCTGGTTCACAAACCACATCCGCATAAAATTGGAACAATGGCCGCCCATTTAAAACATACAATGCCACCCCTTACCTTTACCCCTCTTCGTATCTCGACGCTTGTTACGACAGGCCATCTAGGAACTACGATCAGTTTAACAAAACTCTTCGACCAGATGAATACTCTTATCATCCCTATTGGGTATCCAGAGGAGGGCTTTCTCAAAATGGAACACGAGGCCAAGGTGATTGGTCATTCGGCACGTGATATGCTTACCAAGCGCCGAGTGAGTGACAAGACTTTCTTCAATCAGAGCACTCTTGTGATTCGAAAGAAGCGGGAGAACTCTGATGAACTAAAGGAGGTGAATGTAAAACTCTTTGCAAACGGTGGATTTCAGATGACTGGTGTAACGAGTGAAGAATTCTCCCGAAGCGTCATTGAATATATGCTTGCCAAGGTATCTACGCTGGCACAGGCGATTTCGGAAGAGCCACTCACTCTTCGGAAATTTGCCATTCAACTTCTGAATTCCGACTACAAGATGAGTGCTCTTCTCAGGCGCGCAGAACTTCATCGTATTCTGTGCCAACAGTATCATCTATCAAGCACTCTTGAGACTACGATCTATCAGGGTGTCAATACGAAGTATTACTATAATGAGGCTTCTACAACTAAGAATGGAATCTGCATGTGCCCACGCTTCTGTAATGGACAGGGAGACGGCACTGAGATTGGCAAGTGCAAGAAGATTACTATCGCCGCCTTTCAGACCGGCAGTATTATCATTACGGGTGCACGCAATCGCGCACAACTCGACGAGGCTTACGGGTTTATGAATACTGTTCTGCAGGATAATCGCGATTCGATTATGAAGGTTGTTGCGTAAAATTAACTGTTGTGCTTTCCCAGAACCACACAGAAATCATGTCTGCCCCTCCCCCCACAGTCCCTACTCCGGCCCCGGCCGCCCCAGTTCCGGCGGGTGCGAACCCCCTCCCTTCTACCCAGGTCCTCGTTCATGCCGCGAAGCTCGCGATTGAGCAGGACAAGCCCATCCAGCTCGACTATTACAAGGATACTGCCACGAACAAGGCCTTCCTAGGCGAGGACCAGGAGACAAAGGAGAAGATGCTCATCAAGTCGAATGAGGAGTTCACGAGCCTTGTCCAGAAGGTATACAAGGTTCAGGAAGACTACATTATCACGACAGAGAACTCGATCTACATTGCCAGCGGCAAGATTCAGAAGCGCCGCATTCAGGCGCCTGCCCTTCGTGGCTTCTAATCTTGCACGGTAAAGTGATGATTTTCATAAAAGATTACAAATGAAAATAGGGTATTATTTTCATTTCTAATTCTATCTCAGAATGGCAAAGGCTCGCCGTGGATCAAAGACGCGTAAATCTTCTCGCAAGGGTCGCAAGACAAGTATGCGCAGACGCCGCTGCTGGAAGGGTGGTGCCCAGACTGTTTTTCCTGCTGACGTGAATGATACGACGATGAACTCGGCGAGCAAACTCAATCTAGCCCAGGGTGGTGATTATTTGAATCTTCACGAGGGACAGCATGGTGGTGCGCCTCTCGAGAATGCTGCGAGTGCGGATGCGGATTATATGCTCGAGGCGTCTAATTCTTCCACGGCCTTCCCTGGCCAGTCCGGTGGTGCCGCAATCAGCCTCGACTCCGCCGCGCCACCCGGCTACACGGGAATGCTTGATGATTCCCTTCGTGCCACGGCACGTGTAGCTGTTCTTGATCAGTCTATGCAGGGCATTCAGGGCATGAGCGATCAGTCGGGTGGTGCCCGTAGACGTAGATCTAGACGTGGTCGTAAGGCTTCTCGCAAGGGTCGCAAGGCTTCTCGTAAGGGTCGCAAGGGTTCTCGTAAGGGTCGTAAGGGTTCTCGCCGTGGATCTAGACGTGGATCTAGACGTGGTCGCCGCTCAATGCGCGGTGGTGCGGCCATGACACCCTTTAGCTCGGCCGCCGACTTCGGCTCGCCAGGTATGCTCCTCAGTCCCAACCAGGAGGCCCAGGCCTTGGCTGGTATGAACCCAGAGTGGAAACTCGCCTCGGATCCTGGCGCCTTCAAGCCGGCGGGCATGTAAATATCCCCTCGATTGCAGTCCGACCCCTGGCAACAGCCTCCTTTTCAGCAGCAGAAGCCACCACATTTACAATCACATGAAGTGCCCCGCGCCCACCCCCCTTTCGAGGCATTCCCTCGTCCTCAACACGAATCACATCCCCGTGTTGAACACCCACAGGAATCTCAACAATGAGTCCCTGTGGATGTGCGGGATGTGTATCCATCCGCTCCTTGCAGCCTAGAAGAGCATCCTTCAGACCCACGGTCGTAACAGCGCGAAGATCATCTCCTACGCGCTTGAAACGCCCCGCCTCATCAGCCTCCTGCAAATGAATATGCACATCTCCTGGCTCCTCATACTCAGGCTGGTCTGAACATTCATTCGCAAATTTCAGAATATCTCCAGGCTTCATTCCTGGCTCAATCCGAAAATCCACGGCCTTTTCCTGATTGATCGTCTTTTTACCCGAGCAAGAATTACATACAGAGGCCACCCGCTTTCCTTGCCCTGCACACCCATCACAGGGTCCACGCATCATTACGTTCATACCAGGCCCCATCATCATCATTTGCTGCTTCATGCCTGAGCCTCCGCATAGGCCACAGGAGTCATAGGACTCTGCCCCACTCCCCTTGCAGGCTCCGCAGAACTTCTGGCGATCGAACTGAATACGAATCTGCTTTCCGTGATAGAAGTCCCAGAGACTTATTGGCAATTCGTGAATCTTGGGGGGCGCCTTTTGACCGCGGGGCTTTGGACCTGGGCCCCCAGGACCCTGTTGTCCAAACATTCCAAAAAGACTCCCAATGTCGAACTGCACACCCTGGCCCGCAAATGGATTTCCCATACCAAAAGGCATCCCGTGGGCAAAGGGGATACCCTCGCCGTGATCTGGCTGTGCATCATTTTGTTCCTGCCCCGTATGATCATAAATTGCCCGCTTCTGATCATCACTCAAAATCTCATAGGCCTTCTGAATCTCCTTGAACTGCTCAGGATCACCACCCTTATCTGGATGATGCTTCCGCGCTAACAGCATATAAGCCTTGCGAATCTCATTTGTGTCCGCAGTCCTTTGAAGACCTAGCCTATCGTATAGAGATGGCATTTACCTTCTATTGACTACGCAAAGAGGTTTAGACCTTTGGCACCCTACGCGACCGGTCTAAGAATATGCTAACTCTTCCTATTAAGATGATTGAAACAGAATTGGTAGGCCAAGAAGACTGTCTAGATATACTGAATCATGTTCTGTCAGATCCACCACACATCTTCATGTCAGGCGGATATGGTTCAGGAAAGACAACTATGGTTAATAACTTCCTGAGCGCCTACTATAAGTCGCATAAGATCTCTATTACAGATCCTGAGTGGGTTCTCTGGCTCTCTTCAGAACAGGATCGCGGAATTCACTGTGTCCGCCAATCAGTGGCCGAATTTGTCCGCCATAGTTCTGCTCGCGAAAAAGTGTATCGCTTCATCGTGATCGACGATGCCGACTCTCTTCCCATCATTTCTCAACAGGCCCTACGCCGCCCCATGGAGACTCATTATCACACGACGCGTTTTATCTTTGTAAGTCGTTACATGGGAGATCTTATTAAACCTCTCAAATCACGCTGTCTTCATATTGAACTGGAAACGATTTCACCCAGTATTCTCGTAGATCATTTCTGTAATATGAACGGTCGGCCAAATATTACTCTCGAACCAAATGCCATTGCCATGTTCATGAGTCTCGCACAAACCCCTACTGAGATTAAAAATATCTGTCAGATTTTATGTAAAGTATATAATGAAGATAAGACGCACATAATCACTTCTAAGGATCTATTGGCTCTCTTTGCATCTCCCTCCTTTTCTCTTTGCCTCGATATTCTGAAGGCATACGTTCGCGGCGACAAAAAGGAAATGATGCGGCTATTTCTGGAAATCTGGACAACGGGTATTTCCTATGAAGATTTTCTGCATGAACTCACCTCATCTGTTCATCAGATGGGTATTTTAACACCTGCAATGAATCAGACGATTCACCAACTAATTTTAAAGGGGTGGATCTCATTTGCACAGGGCAAGACACATTCTCTCGATTTAATGCGTCTATTTTTAACTTAGTGGATGCGATTGTTACTTTTTTTCACCTAAGAGTAATCATACGAGCCCTAAATAGGAAGAGCGCTATGGCGCCACAGAAGAAGTTATTTAGATCACTACCACCGAGAGATCTTGTAGAGACCATACTCCGGAGTTCAGGACTCCTTGGTCTACATGACCTGAGATGGTTTTCAAAAGATGAATTGAAGACTGTCGAACAAGAAGAATGGCTTCCTATTCTCTATCCCTATTACCTTCCTTGCAAGGCGAAGCGCTTCCTGCACGATGCGCTTGATAATAGTAGGCTGATTACGATTCTGCGCCACGTGCTGAGACCTCATGGATATGATCTTTCTGTGCAGGAACGCCTCTATAGGGATCAGAAGCAGAGTCTCTATCAGATTCAGCCCATCCACTCCTTTCGAGATTTGAGTGGAGTCTCTTTGGAGGTCGATTTTGCCTAACGTGTTGTGACAAGATTATTTCTGAATACCGTGGATCATATCAAATCGTTCTAGATTTAATCCACAATACTTTATATTTTCTAGATTTAGTATTTCTGGATATGGAACAATAATAAATTTCGTTTCAATTACCTGAATAGTGCTAGTGAAAATATTCATATTTATTAATTTATTATTTAGCAAGAATACACTGTTATCCAATATATTTGTATAATGTTTCATGACTTCTACAGATCCCATCGCAAAGCGATCATTTATACCAAAGTAATCATATCCAGAAGGAATATAAATCGTATTCGTCTTTGGCTGAACCAGATCTATTGATTCTATTTCTAGATCGAGGCGAGTCGCAATAACAAGATCATAGACTATTCCTGTGTTTGAAATGTGTTCTTCGAGTAACTGAAAGACACGTTTTAAATTGATGAAATGGTAGGCCATATTTGTTCCGATATTATTTCCAAGATAGTCTGCAAAGTCTACAGAAGGTGTTATCTTATCGCAGTTCATAGAAACTGGTTCATACAAGTTAATAAAATCATCTATTAAATCATCTGGCTCATCGCTACAAGAATAAAATACGTCAATCTCATGCGATCTGTCTAGTTTTTTTAATAGATATCTTTTGTCAAAATGCCGAATTCGACCATAAAATAGAACTGCAATACGCATACTATAGGGTATTGCGTAATCAGTTTATACCGTCAAATGCCAAAGTTAATCACTCTTAAAGAGATGTTTAACTTGAGCATATTTTATCTTATGAACCCTACGCCAAGACGCTGCGGAAAAGCCAACTGACCGCAAGATCCGAGTCGAGAATCTGCTCTTCTGACAGCCGCAAGAACCAGCCGAAGGCACGGCGCTCCTGTAACTCTGGCCATGGAATCGGCACATAGACTGCCTCAGACGTAATCGCGAAGGGAAGGGATCCCTCCTGACCCGCCGCCAATAAATCCTCTATCTGGATGCGCCGTCCAGCGGCCCCTTTGCGTGTCAACTCAGCCATGGAACGCACCTCAACCGGATCCCCTATCTTAGCACCGAGGCCAATGGCATCCGACGCATCGGCCATTTCATCGCGACGGAACTCTGATCCGCCCGCTCTTTTTTCCAGGCGCGTGCGGACCTTCTGTTCCCAATCGACCCATATAGGGTGTTGAGGAACAGGTGACCAGACCACGCGAAGGCTGGGGGCCAGCGTGCCACCATCCCCTACAAAGGTTACCTCATCATCAGATCCAAAGAAAACCACGTGTTTGGGGAGAATTCCCGCAGGTCTGAGCCAAATCGTTGCAGGAGACACCCAGAGTCCTCCCCACTTAGCAAGAACCGCGGCACGAATCCAATTGAGTTCGGGCGCACGAATCACGGCGGCCGGATTCTGAAGAGAGGTTGGAAGGGCGTCCCATCCACCCAGGCGAACAGCAAGATCTGCTAGACCACCAATGACCTCGATACGATAGTCGCGCCCATTCTTCTGAACACAGGTCTGATAACAGAGATTTAAGAAGGGAAGATTGATAACACGAGAGGACCGCTCCTCAAACCCTGTCCAGTGACGCGAATTCACCTCACTGTCATTCAAGAAAATCCATAAGACAGGAAGTTCATGACCCTTATCCATGTTGCGACGATCCTGTATGGGGTCGTCGGATCTAACCGTAGAGACTATATAGGCGCCTCCAAGAACTGCCGTTATTAAGACAAGACTCACAACTACAATCTGAATTGCCTCGGCCTTTGCCATCCTGTTTGGAGCCACTATTTGTTCGTGATTACCAGGCGCTTCATACGCTCAAAATATTGGGTGCCGAGAGAGTCCTCCTGGGCCGCCCGGATTCGCCGTTGTTCTTCGCGCTTTGCAGCGGCGGCCTCGGCCGCCATTACACCTGCCATTTCCTGATTAGAAAGAGGGGTTGGCGCTGCCTTTCTGCTAGAAGAATATTGCTCGAAACTTCTGGCCTCCACGCGAACATCGGAGACCTGATTCGTTATCATGTTTTCACTTGTATAGGCGTTCTTCAGATCCGTGAACTTGAGACTGGCATTGGCGGCTGCCGTAAAACTCCCACCACCGGTGCGACCGAGTTCTACTCCTGAATTCGGCGCCATCATGAGCGCCTCGGGCTGTCGAACTGCGAGATCCTGTCCAGTGCCACGGCGCTTGGCCTCCTCTTCAAAGGCCTGATTGAAGACATCGCGATTGAACTTCCCACCGAACTTGGGGCCATCTGCCGGTCCATCGGCACCCTTGAGCCAGTCACCGTAGCCATCCTCTTCAGGATCGGGAATGCGGGTCTGTTCGAACATTTGATTGAAGACATTCATATCAAGTTTCTTCGGATTCAACCGGACAGGTTCCACCATCTCCCACTGCTTCGCCTCTGTAGTGCGATTGTCATGAAGGGCTTCGGGGGCCTCCACCTTTCCTTCCTTAGTTCGACCACCCTTGATACGGAGAAGGATCTCACCCAGATAGGCATGGGCTCGTGTGATGGCCTCAAACTCCTCTTCTGAGCCCCCCTTGTCCGGGTGAGCCCTTAGAGCCACCTTCTTGTATGCCTTTTTTAGCGAATCCTCAGTGAGGGCCACCTCCTCTGCGAGGCCGAGCACTTCGAGGCATTTCTGGAAATAATTGAGGGCCTTCTCATTGCGCTTCCCCTTCATGATATGAGCCGAGGGCCGCTGCTGAGAAGCAGAAGACTTGAAATCGACAATATGCGTCTGCCCGGCCTGGTTATGAATGGCTGGGCGACTTGTCTGTGATGGGGCCGCCGCTACGGCCGCCATAGCCATCTCTCCAGGAAGAGCAGCCGGTCGCTGACCTGCCTCCACGCGAGCCACATACCCCAGCAGGTGTGAGTAGACGCCGGATACTCTCGCTGATGCGAGATACTCCTGTCCAGCAAGAAGAGTGCGTATCATTTCGGCCCTCGTTGCCGGATTTTGTATTCTTAGCAGATCCTTATAGATACGGATGTGCGAAGAATTCTGAACCGCCTGTGCGTTTCCCATTACCCAAACCCATGAAATTCTATTGCGCCTTTTTCGGCGCTCCCAATAGAATGGAGCCCGCCTGGACAAAGACAATCCCCAGTTCTACAATCTGTGACTGGTATTATCTACTTTTTATGATTAATGTGGTTGTATTTGCTCTTTTGCTTGTATCCATGGTCATTCTTGCTCTTTCAAGGGGGGCGAAGGGGGGTGCGTTTATTATGCAATTTCTAACAAATGTTATCTTGGCCGTATTCGCTGGAACGAACTCCCTTTTCTACTATTTAATGTGTGATCGGGCCTTGAAACCGGTTTCTTAACGTGTTGTGCAGAAGTTAAGCACCGCCTGCAAGGCGGTGCTTAATATAGCCTACATGACGTTAGAGGAGCGCGCGCATCCGCTCCGCTGTTAGAATGGGAATCTCTGCCTCGCACTCCCATAACCAGCGCCGACCTACGCTAAAGAACCCAAAGCCCGCTGGCCAAAAGACAGGCGCGCGGCCGGGCAGACCCCGAAGCCGTGTGCTACGAACCAGCCACCACGAATCCATCGGTAACACCATGGCCAGTTGCTCCTGAGGGGCAAGCGGCTGTGAGGGTGGAGGAGCAATGAGGGTAGGACTGTCCTCGAAGGCCACTGCCAGATCCGCCCATAGAGGAGGCAGATTCCATGGAAAATACCAGGAATAACTCACCGGCTTTCCGAGATAATAATCGACAATCCATTGAAGCCCCTTCATGTATTCGCGACATACTTGCGCAGCATCCGCCTCATGAAGCCATTTCCGACGATATAGGATGCGCCAATCGGTCACGAGACCAGTTCCGCGCTTCCACAATGTCGACTCTGCAGCCCACTCCATAGGGAGATTCTCGACGTGCATCATAAGGCGATCACGATCTGTCTTTGGAGGAATCGGACGCATCTTGTATTTTTGCTGAAAACTGTGATCAATATTCACATCCTCATCGACCGACCAACGCCGGACAAGTTCAAGACAGGCATCGGCTTGAACCTGGTCGTCCCGAACCAGCCGTAGGCCGGCCGCATGAATCTCGGCAAGAGTTTTACAAAGAGTATCGTGACCTCCCTCTCGCATCTTTATAGAGAGTGAGTGGGGGAGGAAATCATTGCCAAGAAAACTCATTCCACAGGCGTATTCGAGGACATAGTCTGCCGGTGAAATTCCATCGGGGCAAAGAATGCGGAGAAGTTCTACCACGTCCAGACAGCCGAAGGCCTCACCCGCCCGCTTTCCTTCAAACTCTGTAAGTTCTCGGAGAAGTTTCCAGCCACGGGCGGAAGGAGTCTCGCGCGCGGCCGCGAGAAGAGAAAGAACAATCAAATCGGCATCCAGTCCGTAGACAACCACCTCCTTTTCAGCCACCTCCTCTCGATGAGCCCGCACCCAGGCCATTAACTTCTGCTCACCTTCTCCGGCCTCATCGGCTCCGCTAATTGTCCAGCCGGCACGACCCGTCGCCAGACTCTGCAAGGCCCGCCCGAGTTTCTCCATGAACTCCGTTCCGGGTGTAATGGCATTGGTATCCCATGCCTCTTCTCCTGGTTTACGCGCACCGGCCTCCGACTCCATGGCCGCCAGCCAACGCGACTTGAAACGGCGAAGGCGCTGTTGCCTGATCTTTGCCATGGGAACAACCCCGTCCACTCCGATAAACACCTTCACCGGTCTTCCGGCGGCTTCCCACACCTTTAAAGTATATGCCTTTACAGCCTCCAGTAAAGCAGCCTCCCACTGAATGCGAGAAGAAGAAGTATACACCGGAATTCCAGGGCCACGAACACATTGGTAGATGAGACAATTGAAGTCCATTAAAAGAATATCCCCCTGAAAGGCCTGCCCCCTTTGAACAAGTCGTGGATATCGATCAATTAGTTTTTTATAATACGAAGGGATGCCCATATTCTTATATAGACTTCTCGCCTTTTCTTAAGGCAGGTCAGGATGGACAGTGTTGTCACTGACATGAAAAAGGGGATTGTAGATGATACTCTTGTTCCGATTGTAACAGAAATGATGCGGATTTTTCCGGATGGCCTTGTAATCACATCAGGTTTATATGCGCTTCTCACACTCTCCTTCCCATTTTCAATCTTTTTTGGATCCATGCTTGAGGCTACGGCAATCTTTCATGCGATTCGCTATGCCACCTCCTATTTAGGCATATCTCCACCAAGTGCCTCGAGTGCTGCATATAAGCACATATGTCGCACAGGGTTCACGCAGCCCACTACGAGTCTTCTATCCCTATCAATGTTTCGATCAGAGGCTATACAGAATCCCTTTCCCTCGTCACAGATTTATATGCTTTCGGTGGCCTCCGCCTATATCTTTTCGACACTTGATACGCAAAGCAAGGAACTGTCCGCGCTCGGTCCCTCGTATTCGTCACGTTATTACGTATCGGCAATTTTCTTGACGGTTCTTATATTCTTGTTTGTCTGTTTCCGGATTGCCTACAACTGCGAATCTTTTGCTGTAGTCATGATGAGTGTTCCGATTGGCCTATTTATCGGTATGATACTTGTGCAGCAAAATACGAATCTCTTTGGGGCAGAAAGCGTTAATCTGATCGGTATCCCCCTCCTACAGAGCCGCACTGCAAGTGGTAAGAAAATCTATGTGTGCCCCAAGTAGGAATGCCATTACTGGCTACGATACGATCCACAATAATTTTAGCCTTTAAAGATCTACCACTTCTTCTTATAAGTTTTATAGGATTTCTCGCCATCGGCCTAGGAAATCTCTCTCTTTTCATGCTGTTTCTTGGGCACTCCATGGTCGTTCCACTTGTCACCTCAGGCATACAAAAGGCCTCGGGCCCCTTGGGACAACTCGTGGTTCCGAATGACGCCTCACAACTCGTGCCGAATGATCCCTCGACGGGAAGTTCGTATAATGCTGCGGCCAGCGTCATGCCGACCTACTGGATGGCACATATCTCCTTCTTTTTTGGCTATATCTTGATGAATGCCATTGATGTATATAGTCTTCCTGCGGACAATCGTGCGGCCAATTGGATGGTTAACTCTCGGAAGATTCGCGCGGCAACTCTGATTGTCAGCAGTCTTGTATTATTCGCTGTGTTTGCTTCTCTTCGGTATTACATGACAGGTTCCGAGACATCTACAGGAATGGCTGTCGCCGTCTTTGGCCTGGGAGGAATTGGAATGGCGTCCTACCAAATTGCCACAAAGGCGTTTGGGGCCAGAACTTCTGATATATTCGGAGTGACACAGCAAATGGTTACACAGGGCACTGGCGATAGGAGGCCTATGACCTGTGTGTATGCCCCAAGAGCCTAATAGTTTATTAACTTTCTTAAAAGAGTAAGGGCCCGCCGCCAATTCGCCACGTAATCTGCGTTCACCTGACGCTGTATGACCGCCTGCCCTAAGTATTTCACGATATTCTCTAGAATATCCTGTAATTCTTTCCGTGTCACTTCCCTATATGTTTCTAGGATCTCCAGAGGTTCTACGCTTATCTCCCGTTTCGTATTGACTGCATTATGCAGACCCCAGAGCCATTCGCGCACGGCTGCGCGAAATACTTCTCGGCGTGTCCTCAAGAGGTCCTCTAAGGGATGGGCCTGCCTCCATTCCTTGTAGTGTGCGCGACACATAGCACAGGGCAGCACTCCTTCAGTTATACGTAGAAAGGATATCCATGCACGTATCTCATCTAATTCGAGCACAGAGGTGCCGGCTCGTTCGGCCATACTATGAAGTATTTTCCATAAAGGGGGGCCCCATGCGGCTAGGGCCATTCTACTTCAATCATAAAATTGCTGCGTCGATGCCGGACCGCGCCCAGGCATGGCAACCCCTTTCGCAAAAACACTTGGCGTTCCAGATATTATCTGGTCGAGCATGAAGGATGTATTGGATGCGAGTATTGCGCAACTCGTGAAAGATATTGCTAAGACGCTCGACAAGGACCCTGCACCCCTCCTACAGGCAGTAAAGGCGAATAAGAATCCTGTTTATATCTTTGACGAGTCTGCGCCATCCGAGATTGACATGCGATGCCCCTTTATCTGTCAGCGTCCTTCTGCGCCCCTGTTTTGCCAGCCCTGTGGCCGCCCCATTCTTTGGTCAAGTGGCCAGCCATGTGGCACAGAGCGATGTGCAGAACATGCCTATGCGACAAAGGTTACATATTCTCTTCCGATCCTGTATCCCTTGGATACGGAGGAGAAATACTTTGTAGGAGATGATGGAACTGTCTTTAATGTCGAGTATGAGGCGGTTGGAACGTATCATAATGGGCGACTGACCTTGTTCGTGGTGGAGTAACAGGGGCTAAAAATTGATCACACTCCCCCTATTTTTGTTCCATAAAATGGAAGGCATGCGCTTTGCTATCGGCCTTCCTAGAAAGAAGACACGGCAGCAGAAAAAGGATGAGGCCAAAAAAGCACTGCGCGCACGTATACTCAAGAATCAACGTGAAGATAGATTGCGAATTGAGAATTTCTGTAAACGTCTAGGAATGCGGCCGCCAGTCTATGAGGCGGATCCTCGCTGTATTATCAAGTCCAAACGGTGGTTTCTTCTGAAGGGATACCCAAATCAGGTCGACGTCTTTATGTATCATGCGGGCGATACAATTCACGAGATTCTGAAGACGATTTGCAAACATATCAAGAGCGGACATGCGGTCGAAAAGTATAAATTGCTACGTGGTCTAGCCCGTAAGAACCAGCGGGTGCGGTCTGCCTTCGAGTCTTTGGCCAGGCATTGGATTCGGCGTCGTGTTCGTGCAGGAAATGAGGAAGATCTTCTGACTGGCTCACCGCCAGCGAACCCCATTGTTCTCATGGACTGGAATGCGCGGCGGCGCTATGTCTTTGAGCCACAGACCATCTTTAAAGATGCGGTGACTCGTCTCCAGATGAGTTATTGCTGCGTGTTTCCGAAGCCACATTTCCCCCGCAACCCCTATACAAATACGGATATGACCGCCGGTCAGTTCTTCAGCGTGGTCAAGCAACTTCGCGCCGTCGGTATGACCCATTGGACTCTAGAGGCCCTTTACTCCGTGGAGTATAACCTTCATGTGTTCGAGAAGGAGATGTATCTGAAGTTGAAAAATACGATTCTTCACAACCTCTTTGCAAATCATCAGAGTATCGCGGGAATGGAGGTTGTTCTCGAATTCATTGAAGATGAGCACGATGCCCATCAGTTGCGGTGTAATTATGATCTCTATAAGTGGGCCTTGGAGCACGCACCGCTGGCACCGCGGATTGTTGCCTGGCGAAACCTGTGTCGCAAGCATTATAAGATTTCAAATAGGATTCCCCCTCACCCTGACGCCGATAGTATTAGTTTGCAATCACGCGACCTCTGCACTCGGCCTGTGGCCTTGGAGGCTATGCGGAATAATCTGACGCGTAGCGCGACGTAGATTGAGTTCGACAGGGGTGCCTACGGGAGCCGAGATGTCCGCGAGTTTTTTGAAGTCCATCTTGGGAAAGTCGTTCCAAATGACGGCGGAGGAATAGGCGCCAAACCAGGACCGTAGAAAGCGACTTGCAGAGGCCGTCGTGCCAGGCTGCAGAGATCCGTGGCCATGTGACTTGGCACGGTCAGCCAGAGACCACTCATCGGGAATGTCGTCGGGAAAGTAATCGTCATAGAAGGCCTCGCGTGTGGGATCATCAGAGCGGACGGCCAGCCAGCCACCGAGGTCCTCAGCCACAGAATCCCAGAAGACTGATCCCCAGAGTTTTCCTGGCCGTTCTAGAGAGCCGCGGAGACCGGCGTCAGTGCTCTCATACACGGTCGTATTCCCGCGCGCAGTGATCAAGTAGAGAGACTCCTGTGGAACAGTATAGACACGCCGTGCACGTCCCTTAAGGCTATCCCACTCTGTGACAGCATCAACGACCTCATCAAGCATTCCAGGGACAGGCTGCGGAAGGCGCCGCTCAAGTTCTCCACGTGGAAGACAGAGAGCGGCGATGATCAGGGCAGACTCTAGAGACAGGTCTAGAAGAGTCGCACCGGCTTCGCCGTGCTTATGCTTGGCCACCACGGCCATAACACCTTCCCCGATTGAGGGTAGGGCACGCCAGGCAGTCATCGTCCGCCCCTGGATTATAGCGGCAGCAAAGAAGGCATCGACGCCGGTAAGGCCTCGGGGGACCATACAGAGACCCACCTGGTCAGGAGGGGCCTTGGAGTCTGCCATGACAAGATAGGTAATATCACGCGGTGACCTCGCCAACCCTACGACTAGGCCGAGCAGAACATCTGTTTCCAACTCGTCGAGGCCTTCTACGCGTTTAAACTCGGAGAACCACGGCAAAGCAGCAATACCAAAGCCGAGGCGCCATATGGTAATCAAGGCCTCAAAGAACTCAGTTGTCATGGAGGATTCGATCATCTCTGTGGCCCAGAAGGCAGCCTCAACGCAGCGCCCCCGCAGAATACAGAACTGCAGCGCGGCGACAACCTCATCCTCCCTATAGAGATTGCGAGTGAGCATGGTGCTGGACTAACAGGCCAGCATGCTGGCAATTTTATTGGACCCTTATTAGAAATGCTTCTTTTAAGTCTTTACCTTGTTGCGCTTTTTGTGGCTTTGACGCCCGGTGTCCTTTTGACTCTTCCGAAGGGAGGGAAGCGTCTAACTGTCGCGTTTGTGCATGGTCTTCTCTTTGCGGCTATCTGGTATTTCACACGTAATGCGGTGTTACGGGCGACGGAGGGGTTCCAGGCGCGCGGGCCGCCCACGCCACCGCGCTTTAAAACGGGGGCCGCGTGTATGTCTTCTTCACAATGTAGTTCAGGTGTTTGCGATGGGGCTGCAGCGGGTCGTCTCGCAACACCTGAAGTTTTAGGTACATGCTCTAACGCGATGTCTATAAGATGCAAGGACAGTAGTGCATGCAAGGGAAAACAGTGTGTTGGCTATGTTCCCCTTACTCCTGCCATACCGGGTGTCCCAGGTAAATGCACATAATCCTCTCCGTCCCAAAGATCCCTCCATATTTCTCCAATCACAGAAATGAACATCGTGCAGCAGGCCAATCCTGCGGACGAAGTGGTTCCCGGACTCTGGCTCGGCAGCCGTTACGCGGCCCAGAATGCAGAATATATGAAGGAAAAGCGGATTCGCGCGGTCTTCAATTGCACAAAGGACATCCCCTTTGATCGTTCGATTCCACGGCAATATCGTGTTCCGGTAGACGATTCTCTACAGGAGCCAGATATCCGTAATCTAGAACTCTGGTCCTATGAAATCGTGTATAAGATCGCGCATGAAATGCGCCGAGCAGAGGCCGATGGGACGGCTGTGCTCGTTCATTGTGCGGCCGGCATGCAACGCTCTGCTGCCTCTGTGGCCATGTATCTCATTGCTACAAAGGGTATGACAACGGATCAGGCCGTCGCCTATATCCGATCCAAGCGCAGCATTGCCTTTCAACCCTCCATCAACTTCGAAAAATCCATACGGGGCTTTGAGGCCTCCTTTATTAAGGAGATCAAACCTCAACTAACTCCTAAACAATGATGGATCCACGCGGACGACGGCGTCCCGTCGATACTCCAGATTTTCAAAGGGTCTCCCCTTCGGGTTCGTAGCCAGAAAGAGACTCCCTTTTGAGCCTGTGATCTCACTCCACTCCTTCACAGTCTGAACAGATTGATGACAGTTTCCACAGAGCCAGCCCACGACAGGTGTTTTTAAAATCTGCTCGACATCGGGGAATATAACACTTCTGTCAGGATCCCCTATAAAGCCTTCCTCTTGAAGCCAGGTCGTAGGACCGTAATGTGACAGAATAAGAATGGGTTCATTCACGGAGCGCACCTTGGCACGAATCCAAGCCAGATCTGCATTATAAAGGCCGGCCATATATTTCGCATCAATCGGACTCGGCTCAGCAGGAATATACATATATTTCTCTGGATGCCAGACATGCCCCTCATCGCGTGGGAATTTCCAAAAGGGGAGGCCAAAGATATAAACGCCATCTTCTGAGACCATGCCCTCGTGATCCAGCACTGTAATATTCCAGTAGGGTTCTACGATCTTATTCATTTTGCGAACGGCCTCATCGATGGCGGGAATCCGTCGTGGCTGCACGCCAAGTTCCAACTTTCCTGGAATCCATAGAACTGTATCCCAATTCTGCGAGCACCATTCCATGAAGGGGCGGAGATTCGGATTATCCAAGGGCGCAATATCTCCTAGAAGAGCCAGAACAGGTGCCACCGAGGGCTCCAAGAGTTCTCGGAAGGTGGATTTAGGTCTGAGTTCTAAATGTAAGTCACTGGCGAACTGGATTCGCATCCTATTCCCCTTTGCAGAAAGTAATCTACCAATAACACCCGCCCTCCACAAGCGCAGACCATGCAGGAATCTCGTCACGCGAAGGCCATACCCACTGATCATCCCAGAGGCGAGAAATGACATCGTGTGTGGCCCAGCGCTTGCCCTTGATTCCGAAGAGGACCTGAATGGCGCCACCGAGCACAATTGCTGAGATACCCCGTGCTTTTAACCTTGATCCGATAATCATTCCCAGTCCACCACACCCTATTAAGGCTACCTTGGCCCCGCTCTTCACCACCTCTTCGACAACGTGGTCGGCTGCCTGCTGCCAAGTCTGAATAGGGTAGGGCCAACAACACGGCTCGTGTCCCGCCGCTAAGGCCCGCGAATATCCTGTGCGAACAAAGGACCATTCCACCTGACCAAAGAGACTCGCCGGCCACTTACTCGTAGCGAGTTGCGACTGAATCGTCCCAGTGAAACTGGAGACAACACACACCTTTCCAGTTAAGGCTCGAGTCCACTGTAGATCCGAGCCAACATAGTAAGGCTCTAGACTCCGAAGAGGGCAGCGCACGACCTTAGGGGCGCATATCAGAAGCATCTTGTCTTCCACGGCCTCGAGTGGCTTATACCATCCTGCCGCAGTCACATCGAGGAGTTGCAGGCCAGCCACATATTCCTTACACCAGGCGTCAAAGGACTCCTCCGTGGCAGGAAAGACACCCGCATTGCGCTGCAAAACATCCTTCATTTGCTGGGGATACGGCTTCTTATCAATACGGTAAATATTCCAGTAATCTAGGACCTGCAATTCAATGGTCCCATTTCTCCCTACAAAGAAGGGTTTATCCGAAGCAACAAGGTTGCGTATAACCTCAGCCCCCCCACTTACGTCTAACATTCTATATACTATAGATAGGATTCCTTAGGCGCAGCCATGCTCTGCACAAAGTCAAAAACAACAGCCTTTGAACGCGCTCTCATTGATATTACCCTGACACCCCTCAATAAGAAAATCTTGATGGAACGATATAATGGTCTCCTGCTCGACATGAGTCGTCAGACTTTCAGAATCTCCATCTTCTTTCATTCGGCCCGCTGTGTTATTACAATCGGATCACTCATTGTTCCAGCCCTTCTCTCTATTCAGTATACAAATGGTGTCCAGGAAAATATGGCCATCTACTGGACAACCTGGGTTGTCTCACTTCTCGTGACGGTTTGCAATGGCCTCATTACTCTTTTGAAGGTCGACAAGCATTACTATCATCTGCATACGGTGCGCGAACACCTCATTTCGGACGGATGGCAGTTCCTCGGTCTCACAGGAAAGTATAGTGGCTTTCATACACCAGGCGAAACAGCCACGCATCAAAATCAATTCGTTTATTTCTGCCATTCTATTGAGAAAATCCGGATGCAGCAGGTCCAGGAAGAGTATTACAAGGTGCCCGATACAAATCAGAATTCACAGAAACCTGTGCAGGTCCAGATTCAAGGAGATATTCCCCTAGCAAATGGGCTTGTCGCGAATCTTCTTCCACCCACACCACTCCAGGGTGAACTCGCAAAAATCCCAGAAGGAGTGAAACTCGCACTACAAGAACTTTCACGTGTCAAAGTAGGAGATGGCCAGGAGGAGGCCGATAAGGGAGCCAACACGCAAGGTAAAAAAGACGGGGAAGCCGAATGAATGCCAGTGTCATAGGGGCTGTCATGGATTGGCCGTGAAAGGAAAACCCTTTTGCGAGAAACATATGCGCGGCTGCGAACGGCAATCTCCTCTGAGTGGCTGCGAACCAGATTATGATCCAAAACGTTGGAATGGAAAGGTTGCCGTGCGCGAGACACACAACTGCTTCTCCTATGCCATGAATGTGAATGATCCCAAACAGATTCACCAGTGCGATGAAAATACGTCTGAATGCGACGAAGTCCCCTTTCATCAGCCTGGCTCGGCGGCGGGATACACCAGGTTTGACTCAAAACGGAAGAAGACTTGTCCAAATATGGTCGCCCGCATCTTGGGAGATAATCCCGATATACAGATGACGACATTCGAGTCGCGGTGCCCTGTGAATAAATCGAAGATTGCCCTCGTGGTAGACCCCAAGGAGGACTATCACTTTCTTCGGCAGGATTCGAATATGTTATGGTCGCATAAGGCGGGGGCTCGCCCAGTCACGAATATGGACGCCAAGGGCCATCTAATATGGGATCCCAGTCTGGCCGATTTGAATTATACCAGCCCCGAAGGAACACTCAATTACACCATTTTCTGTTCGTATATGTGCGTTCCCCGGAAAAAGGGGCTCTTTTTGCTTCCTGGAGGGGGGCGTGCTACTTCTTCTCGAGCCAGGCCTTTCCGGACGCACTCGACACGACGTCGTTCATAGGATCATAGATGGCAAGAGCCTCTACGGCGTCAATACGCTTTTTCGGAGAGGCCTGCAAGAGACCTTGCAGGACTTGCTTAATCACGCCCTGTTTCTTACCCCATTCTTCAGAGTCAGTGAACTTCTTGGATAAAAGAAGTCTTCTGAGAATTCCCACAAGATTATGCCCGAGGGCCCAGGCATCCACGGCCGGCCAATACAATTTATAGAAGGTGACCCAGTCTCCCTCCTTGACCGACTTGGACGTTTCCCAGAAGTCTTTGAGGTCGGCCAACTGCTGCTTGCGGCTCAGGCCGAGAACTCTTTCTGCATAAAGCAGACCGGATTTCTTGGCGCTCAGGTCATTCATGATTGTTGTAAAAGAGATTCCTTCGTTGGTTCCGTGATGTGTGGAGATCTCGGGGGGAATCTGTCCCAATTCCGGGTTGTAGTATACGCCCGATAACTCGTCAATGACGTTCCGATTGATAGTATTATACATATAGGATCGGCCAAAATCAATCAGGCGTGGATGATAGTCACCCTTCATAACAATATTATTGCCGTGCAGATCATTGTGAATGCAGCCGTGAAGAACAAGAAAGGCCCCGATCTCGAGAAGATCTCCCATGAAGCGAAAGAAGGGGAAGGTCGTGTCGAAGTCGCTCATTTGAATGCGGGATTTCAGTGTATTTCCTCCGAATTCCAACTCATACTCCATCATGGCTTCCGTTCCGTATTTCTCCAGAGCGTCGCAGTCCTTGAGGTCCTTTTCCCGTTGAACACTGATTGCGGCGGGCTTACAAAGTGTGTCGAGTTCTGGAAGAATACAGTATTTCTTGGCCTCGGGAAAACGGCCGAGGACCTTGGCGGCAATGATCTCATTTTTGATGTCACTCACCTCTGTCATCTTACCGAGTTTTCTGGATCCCCAACCATGTTTGGGCTTCTTGTCTCCGCGGCAGACAAGGGGGGGCGAGAAGATGCAGCCATATGCACCCTTTCCTATGAGTTTTCCTCCTGATTGAACTACCACGTTGACAGAGTCTGTCATCTGTTTTGACTTAGTATATTTATGGCAATATACTTTACTTTAGTAAGGTAGATGTCCGGAGCAGTCTGGATAGGGCTTTGTATCTTATTAGGAGCCCTGGCCTTAGAAATCTTCGCTCCGAATCGATTACAGGAGGGATTTCAGAGTATAGCGGGCTCGGGCTCGGGCTCGGTCACTCCGAAACCGAATATGCTCACAAATCTTATCAATCGTCGTGGAGACGTAGGAATCGGTTTGGAGCAGGGGGGCATGATGCAGGATCGCCGATATTTTGCCGGTTACGCCGACGTCCAGCGCTACGGAATCAAGAATGATTTTTGTCGCATAGTCAGTGCAGGAGATGCCACAGACATGAGCAGCCTCTTTTTCGCCTGTGCCCTGGCTGGAACAAAGGGTGATTCGGCTGGATTTCGCACACAGACTGTCAAGGACGGCTTCAAGATAAGTCGCGATGATTATATGCGTGATATTCTGCGCGAAAGTCGGGACGCCTATTGCCGTATCTTACTCAAGGACGGAGTCTATCAACCTCTGTGTCGTCGGGCACTCGATCTCCGCTTTTCAGACAAGGATGAGCCGGATCCGGACCCGCCCGAGGAGATCAAGACTCTGGCCGATTTCTATGCCGGTTGCGAGTTGTGGTTACGTTTGCGTGATGATATGGTGGATTATATAAGCCGCGCCGTTGTGCAAACGGCGGGTGGCCTGAAGATTGATCAGAAACCCAATCCGACAGTTACGAGGGGTCTCACCTTTAATGGCGTGGATCAATTCCTCCGTTTCGGTGACACAGATGAACTCTCTCTCGGCAACAGGGTTAAGATGCGTTCCGTGCGTGCCTTTTCAATCTGGGTGAAATTCGATAAATTCACGAACAATGCCCATATCTTCGACTTCGGCGATGGAGCGGGCATCAACAATATCTTTTTGGGGATTCTTGGAAAGGGAGATGGAGAGGAGGAGATTCGGCCGGCGTCGAAGTGCCCTGAGACGACGATTCCTGCGGAGCCGAGTGGGGCGCAATTCTGTCCTGAGGTGCGGGCACAGACTCTTTTTGAGATGTCGGCGGCCGATGTAGAGCACTGGGAATGTAAGAATCCTTCCGTGCTTGCAAAGAAGGTTGCCCCGATTCAGACACGGCCTGTGGCGGGTGGCTCAGGTGGTTCTCGTGCCACACTCATCTTTGAAATGTGGGACCAGAAATTGCGAAAGGTGCAGATTAAGGTGAATCGGGCTATTCCTCTGGATAAATGGACACACATCTTGATTACGGCCAAGACTATGGATGCCATGCGTCCAGACCTGAATGTAGTGATTAATGGAAATGTGGTCTTTACACAGGAGCAAGCCTATTTGCCGGCGGCCAAGATAACGAGCCACAACTATTTGGGGAAGTCGAACTGGGCGAATGATTTCTCAGATTATGAACTACGGGATGAACTCTTTCAGGGGAGCATCTTTGATTTCAGAATGTATTCGAAGACGGTTTCGGAGAGCAAGGGGAAGCGGATTTTGCAGTGGGGTATGGGGAAACTGGGTCTTGATAACAGCTTTGCTACCGCATTTTAAGTTATCCTAAATAGAAGAAAATGTTATATTTGTGGAAGATTGTCCTTCTGTTTGTTGTTCTAACGCCAGGTATTCTCCTTACAATTCCTCCGGTAGGTAAGAAGATTTTCGGAAGCGGTAAGTCTAACTTTACAGCTGCCTGTGTTCATGCGGTAATCTTCGTTGTTTTGCTCAACTTGTTTAATGTCGAGGGCTTTCAGGATGTGCCTTCCATGCCTAAACGCCCAATTGTCGCGAGTGTTAATACCTCGAACCTTTATAATGATGTCGTAAACGCGCGTAACTCTATTATAAAAACAAAGGCCATGCTTCAGGAGCAGCAGAATCATACTACTGAATATAGTGAGAACGCAAATATGGCTAGGATTATGGTTGACACGAAGTCTGAAGAGATTAGAGTAGCTACGATGGAGGCTGAAGATGCTAAGAGAAGTTATGAAGATTTTAATAAAAAATTTGAAGAGGCTAATAATGGCATTGCAGAGAAACTTGCTTTACTCAGTCAGGCTGATGCAGAATTTAGACAGAAGTTAGCACTATTTAATGAATCTGTGAAAAAGGATCAAGAAGCGGCGCAGGAGAAGGCGCGCGTGGCGGCGGCTTTGGTGAAGGCTCAGGCGACGGCGAAGGCTCAGACGAAGGCGAAGGCTCAGGCTACGACGAAGGCTCAGGCGACGGCGAAGGCTAAGGCGATGACGAAGCCCACGGTAGTGATGTCGCCGTCCAAGGCGCTACCCAAGGTGTATAAACCTACGGGGACTTCGCAACCCCAGTACACCCAGTACACGCCTGAGCAACTGGCGGCTAACGCCGAGGAGGGCGGTCCGCCAAAACCTACTGCGACAACATCTGGTTCTGTTATGGGCAACCTTCTTAACGCGGTTGGATTAGCCCCGCCCTCAGCAAAGGATGCACGTGGACAGCCTATAGTGATTCAAAATAATTATATCTGTAATGGTGTGCGAGGATGGGTGAAAACTGCGGATCCTGCTATTGTAGTGTTATGGGTAGAAGAAAGTAAGGAACAACAAAGCTTTGCGCCGCAGACCTGTGTTCCTGCATAAGATGTATTCCGTAAAGTTTGCGAAGCCTGGATACCGCCAATAATAGGTGCCTAATACTTCCGCACCGACCCCGTCAAATAGGAGACCAATCCCTCCTTCTGCCGACAGAATCGAAATGGATCTGCGGGCCCAAAACATGTAAGCCCCTCCTTGATAGCCTCATTATAGAGCCAATCACCAGGTAAGAATTCGCCCCGCTTTTGTGACTCTGCAAAGGCCTTCAGCGCCGCACGCATGCCTCGTTCTCTTAGAATGAGGGCATGAGTGCCCCAAAAACGATTCACCTGCTTATAATCAGGCGATCCCGTCGCCGATGACTCCACATACTCTGTTGCGCTCAAGAGGAGAATATCCCAGGGCTTACCCAAAGTGTTTGAGAGATGAATGAATTTCATCATTGTGTTACTATCAACCTCTGGGCGAAATTCGCAATCATCCTCAAAAAGAATGAGGGCCTTTTCACCAGCCTTCAAGGCGCGATGAATCAATTCAATATGACTGTGCGTGCAGCCGAGATTTCCCTGTGAAACAGGCTTCTTCGTGTGCGGATGCGTCTTCTGAATCTGCGGATTGGCCTGCCATTCGGAGCCGTCCTTTGCGTCGAAAATCTCAAGAGGAAAGATCGTCTTGAGATTTTCAATAAGAGGTAGGCGCTCGGTCGCCTTCGGCAAATGAATCACAGTAGCCTTGTTCATTGCCATAGAATAACAGAAGATCCTTAGACCAACTGTGGAACCATACATGTCATGGGCTTTGTAAATCCGGCTTGGCAATAGGTTCCCTGGGGGCAGGATCCACTACATGAACTACTTGAGAGACCCGATGAGGAGCCATATGTCTTAGGTGGGCAGGGAACCGGTGCCCCTGCACCTGGCGGGCAATAGGAGCCTGGAGGGCATATTATATAGGAACCAGACTGAACGGGAGCATAGGTTCCAATAGGTGCTGCCATACAAGAAGCAGCGCCACTCGATGAAAATGTGCCTCCTGGGCAGGGCGAACAATCAATTTGGCCGGCCACAGAATAGGTATTGATTAGACATTTTACAGGAGGCTCTGCTGGATCGGAGCAACTATATCCTGCTGGGCAGATAGAACTTCCAGAACCGGCTGCAGAATAGTAGCCGGCTGGATTGGCTGCATAGGTTCCTGCTCTACTCCCAGAATAGTAGCCGGCTGGATTGGCTGCATAGGTTCCTGCACCACTGCCTGAATAGTAATTGGCTGGTGTATTAAGACAGATGGCTGCGCCAGGATTCGGCGCATAGGTTCCAGGTTCACAGGGCATGCAAGTTACGGCCCCAGCAGGAGAATAGGTTCCAGCGGGGCATATGGTAGGAAGAGCACTCGTGCTCGAGCAACTATATCCTGCGGGGCATTGCACCTGGGTGCCAGATCCTCCTGTTGTGAAGAATCCTGCCATATTGGCTATAAAACTGCCGGCACCAGAGCCAGACCAGAATCCTGGGGGATTTGTTGTGCAGGCCGCGGCGCCTGGTGCTGAGTAGGTTCCTGGATTACATGGTATACATTCTGAAAGACTAAAGACCCCTGTTGTAGAATAAGTTCCAGCGGGGCAATTCGTGCAACTCGTTCCATTCAAATAGTTTCCAGCCTTACACGTTGCAGGAATATAAAATGCCAAGTGTTTTCCTACACCTGGCGCAGGGTCACCGAGCAAGGAAGGATAGTTTGGACCAGGAGTCAAAAGTGATACCGTGCAAGTCGAATTTCCTTGGCAACCGGATGTTGTATTTATATAATTATTTGTAGCAGTTGTTGATATAAGTGTATTAGTGGTAGAAGCATTCGGTGGTATAAATGAAAAGGCTGCAGAGCACATATTACTGAGACGTCCATAAAAGCTTGTGGCTGTAGTGCCAAAAATACTGTTTGCGGGGGCTGTAACAGTAGTGCTAGCACCTTCGCTGGTCGATCCACATACACAGGGGAGGCCTCTATAGCATGAACTAGAGGATGTGGAACCTGGGCAAGATGTTTGACCAGATGGACAGGACGAGCAGGTGGCTACACCTGCTGGAGAATAGGTTCCAGCGGGACAGAGAGTTATAGTACCCGCGCAACTAAATCCTGCGGGGCAGGTTGTTGGTGGACCGGTCCCTCCTGGCAAATAAGATCCTGGACTAATAGTTGTATAGGTTCCAGCCCCTGCGGCGGAATAGGTTCCTGGAGGATTCGTTGTGCAGGAAGTAGCGCCTGCAGCAGAATGTGTTCCACTGGGACAGGCTGAACAAGTTGTTGCGGTTACATCTGCATAATAACCTGCATTACATGTGTAGAGAAGAGAAATTAGAGAATTTTTAGAGTTAAATGGCCAGGGGTCACCCATCTCAGTATTCCTTACAGTAACTGTGCAACTATTTCTATTCAAGCAGGTATTTGATAAATATGTATTAAAACTGGCAAGATAATTTGCACCAAAGGGGTCCGATGCAGAGGTTGCTTTATTGGCATTGTTTCCATTCACACTCAAGTCACCGATTAGACCATTTGTGCAGTTTCCTGTGTTGATTTGACCATAATAAGAAAGTCCTATACCACTAATGGATGCATTTGCTGGTGCGGTAAGTGTCGCAGTACCTCCTTCACCTAGTTGGCCGGCGCAAATGCTCTTTATCGGCAAGCATGGTCCTCCTGCGGCTGAACTTTGGCCTGCGGGGCAAGCAGCGCATGTTCCTCCTGCAGTTGAACTTTGGCCTGCAGGGCAATTCGTACACGTCCCCCCTGCAGTTGAACTTTGGCCTACACGACAGGGTAAACAGGAGGTTCCATTCCACGAATAGCCCGCATTACAACGGTGGAGAAGAGAAATTATAGCCTTTTTCCCTTGATTAGGCCAGGGGTCGCCCATCTCAGCATTCCTTACAGTAACTGTGCAACTATTTCTATTCACGCAGGTATTCGATAAATACGTATTAAAACTGGCAAGGTAATTTGCACCAAAGGGATCCGATGCAGAGGTTGCTTTATTGGCATTGTTTCCATTTACACTCAAGTTACCGATTAGGCCATTTGTGCAGTTTCCTCGGTTGATAGAACCATAATAAGAAAGCCCTACACCACTAATAGATGCATTTGCTGGTGCAGTCAGTGTCGCAGTAGCTCCTTCATCTAGTTGGCCGGTGCAAATGCTGTTAGTCGGCATGCAAGGGCCTCCTGCGGCTGAACTTTGACCGGCAGGACAATTCGAGCATGAGGAAGCCCCTGTAGATGAACTTTGGCCGGCAGGACAATTCGAGCATGCCCAATTTGTTGCAGCGCTAGAGTATTGTCCTGGAGGGCAGTTAACACAGTCCGATAATGCAGTTGTACCCCAGTTAGGCGAAGTTTTTCCATCTGGGCAATGTGTACATGTTGTATTCGTGTTGGCCGTTGTTGAATACCAGCCAGGGGCGCATTGTGTGCAAGAAGATCCATTTAGATACGAGCCTGCTGGACATTGAACACAGGAGGTTCCATTCCAAATATATCCGCTATTACATTCAATATTAAGAGAAAATATCGCATTTTTAGAGTTATATGGGCGAGGATCACCGCCCATATTAGCATTGGTTACGTTAACCGTGCAACCTGGACGATTCACGCATGTATTTGTTAAATATGTATTAAATCCGCTTTGATAGGTTGCATTAAAAGGGTCTGTTCCGCTCTTAGATTTATAAGTAGAATTTCCGTTTACGCTCAAGCCACTGATCACACCATTTGTGCATGTCCCTGAATTGACAACACCGTAATACGAAGTTCCTACACCACTAATATATGCATTTGGGGGTGCGTTAAATATTGCACTACCGCCTTCACCGACTATACTCGAACAGAGTGTTTTACCCGATGTGCTCACCGTTTGAAATCCCTCCGTTTTGGCTGATCGAATAATCCACAAAAGGGCTATAAAAAATACTGTATATAACAATATTTTTAATATCCCTATAGCCATTCCCTTATTAAGAGACCACCTTTTATGACAGAATAGCCGGGCATGAAACCGGGTTCGCGGTTCCCGTGAGACAATAGGTGCCGAAGGCACAGGGGCCACTACAGGAACTGCTCGAAAGACCAGATGAAGATCCGTAGACTCCCTGAGGGCACTGCGTGGGTTGAACGGCCCCACCCTGGGGACAGTAGGTGCCTGGGGGGCAGAGAGCGAAGGTGCCTGAGCCTCCTGTAGTATAGGCTCCAGGAGGATTCAGATTGTAACTGCCGGCACCGGATCCTGAATAATTCCCTGGGGGCGTCGTCGTGCAGGCTCCAGCACGCGCAGATGAATAGGTGCCGGCGGGACAGGTCTGACATGTTAGTCTGCCGGCTGGAGAAAAGGTGCCTGGGCTGCATTCAATCGGATTTGTTGCGGGATTCGAGCAACTGTAGCCTACTGGGCATTCGATAGCAACGGAAGCACCGGCGGCTGAATAGGTTCCTGGAGGATTGGCAGTATAGGTTCCCGAATTCGAACCCGAGAAAGTTCCAGGAGGTGTTGTCGTGCAGGCCGCGGCCGCTACTGGGGAATAGGTGCCGGCGGGACAGATCTGGCAGGTCATTTGCCCTAGAGGGGAAAAGGTGCCAGGTTGGCAGGGAGTGGGTGTTCCTGTGCCGGCTGTGGGACATTTGTAGCCGGCAGGACAGGGTGATGAACCGGAGCCGGCCCCCGAATAATATCCTGATGGAGCGAGTGTATAAGTGCCTGCCCTTGTTCCTGAATAGGCGCCAGGAGGAGTGATAGTATACGTACCTGCTCCACTTTCAGAATAGGTGTTTGCGGGATTTGAAATACATTCGCCCGCCGCCGCTGGCGAATATGTGCCGGCGGGGCAGGGTTGACACGTCATTTGCCCTATAGGAGAAAAGGTTCCTGGAGAACATGCTACGGGGGTTCCTGTGCCGGCCGTGGGGCATCTGTAACCGGCGGGACAGAGCAAGGAACCTGAGCCTGGGCCAGAATAATAGCCGGCAGGAGTCATCATATAAGTGCCAGCCCCTGGCCCCGAATATGCCCCAGCAGGATTAATTATATAAGTGCCGGCCATACTCCCTGAATACGCCCCTGCGGGAGAAATACTGTAACTTCCTGCCCCTGATCCAGAATACGCGCCAGGCGGAGTTGTAGTGCAGGAACTTGCTCTAGCAAGAGAATATGTCCCTATAGGACATATAGAACAAGAAGAACTCCCCTCTAGAGAATAATAACCTGCGTTGCATTCATTTAACCCCAGAGTTCGCGCTGATGAAAATCCAAAGCCTGACTGACTCGTTAGGACTCCCCCGTATGTAACTCCAGGGCAGGAATAACCCGCTCTACAGGGGCGGCACCCACCTTGATAGAATGTATAAGATGGAGGACCATCAACATAATTACCCAAAAAATATTGGCCTGGCGCACAAGTAGTAAGTTGAAACCCCTCCTTTATAGATCCCTTCAACAAGCAGAGCAAAATCACAAAAAACAATATATATATAAATATTTTTAATATACCGGGAGGGAGACCCATACCCTGCTTACTATATGTGAAGACATTATACTAGTGTTCGAAGTGAGTCGGAACCTCTTTTATTCACACTGTAAAATTCACCCGAGGGCGTCATCATTTGACATTGCATGGGGCTCGTAGCCCCTGCATCACAATTCGTTCCACTCGGGCAGGAACCGCTGCAGGCACTTGTCGTCAGACCACTTCTTTCACCATAGGTTCCCGCGGGGCACTGACTGCAATATAGATCTGCCGCATTCGACTTATAAGTTCCAGGGGGGCATCTGGTGGGGACATTCGTGCCTGCCAAACATTCATGGCCGAGAGGGCAGGAACTTTGAGCCACACAGGCTGATGCACCAGTGAGGGCGTAAGTCCCAGGGCTGCAGGGTGTGCAATTCGTCTGGCCACCTGGTGAGGCACTTCCAGGAGGACAGGGTGTGGACTCGATTGAACTCGTGCTCAAGCACATTCTTCCAGGTGGACACGGTGTGCAAGTTATCTCTCCTTCAAGAGAGTAAGTGCCTGGTCGGCAGGGAATGCTATCTGTTCCACCAGGGCACGCGTATCCCGCAGGGCATTGCGTATAAGTTCCTGCGCCTGCGCCGGCGTAGGCACCTGGAGGCGCGAAGGTGTAGGTGCCCGCACCAGGAGGGGAATAGGCGCCGAGGGGGTTGGTGATATAGGTTCCAGAGCGAGGACCTGAGTAGGCGCCTGCGGGATTCATCGTGTAGGTTCCAGCACCAGCAGGAGAATATGCCCCTGCTGGAGAAATCATATAGGTGCCTGCGCCTGATCCAGAGTAAGCACCAGGCGGGGTAACAATATAACTTCCAGCACGGACCCCAGAATAGGCACCGGCTGGAGTTGTTAAACACCTTTCTGCACCGGCAGGAGAATATTGGCCGACTTGACATGGCAGGCATACAGTTGCGCCTGCAGGAGAATATGTTCCTGGATCACATATAATTGGTAAGGCTTTTGGATCAGGACAAGAATAGCCTGCGGGACATTGTATTTCTGAAGCAGATCCACCTGTAGAAAAATATCCTAGCCTATTTGCAATAAAACTACCAAACCCACTTCCAGACCAAAATCCTGGAGGAGAAGTGATACACGATGATATAGAAGTTGCTCTTGGCATAGGAGAATATGTGCCAGGAGGACACGCAGTTATCGTGGTAGGACTAGAACAATAACTGCCTGCAGGACAGTCTCTATCTGTAGTTACTCCTACGGGACAATAACTTCCTTGAGTGCATGCATTGCATACACCGCTAGCATTTATATACTGTCCAATTGGACAACCCACGCAACTCGTCGAGCTCGTCGATCTAGCAGGAGACGAAGTTCCTACAGGACATGCTATTTTTTGCGATGAAGTGGGACAATAATTCCCTGGAGGACAGTCTGGAAAAATTGGTATCCAACCGGTATTAGTTGGATTTGCTATGGTACCTATACTAAAAGTTCCTGGAGGGCAATAAGTGCCTAATGGACATGTATAACATCCATTATAATTTCCCCTACCAGCAGGGCATTGTGAACATCTATATACACTTGCAGTTCCAGGGAGTGATCTTCCCCCACTTGGGCATAAATCTATTCTTGTTCCCCAAAGACTTCCTACGTTAGTACAGTATGAATCGGCTGGACACACAGTTTCACTTGTAGATCCCGCTGGGCAATATGAACCCATTTTGCATGCAACACATGAAGATGTTGTAGTATTCAAATAATATCCTGCAGAACACGATGTTATACATCTCGATAAAATAGTTGAGCGCACGGGAGAATATGAACCAGTTGGACAGGGAGTTATTGACGAAGTATTAACACAATAACTATTTTGTGGACAGTCTCTAGGAGCGGTTGAGCCGGCAGGGCAATAAGATCCTAAGGAACATACAACACACATATTTGTATTTGTATCAACATACAAGCCTGCAGGACAATTCCTTAAACATTTATTAAATTGTGTACTATATGATTGACCAACAGGGCACGATGTCTGAAACCCCTCCTCAACTTTCACCAATCTAAGAACAAAAAGCAAAACTCCGAAAAAAAATATATACATAACCACCTGTAAAATTCCGGAGGTATGGAGACCCATACCCTTCTTAAATATAATCCACATTTTCCGCCTCGACAATCTCGGTCTCTCCATGATCCTTCACCTTCTTCACCCTATAGAGGGCCCGCGCGCCCTTCCACTTCCAGTTCTCCTCGAATTGCGGCACGGCCATCCTATCGCGTTCGGCCAGGGCCCGCAGAGATTCATTGCCAAAGGCACGCAACTGCTCCAACTCAGGAATACAGGTATCAAGAATCCAGCCGACAGTGATATCAAGACAGGGCTCATCATCGGCCTCCTGTGCCTTTTCAAGCAGACGATTCATCATGTCCGAGCCGGCCGTGACGAGTGTCTGTAGAATCTGCCCAATCTCCTTCTTGCGATTGAATTTCGCCTCGGAGAGTTCGAGCCGCCGCTTCCATTCATCCTCTGTGAGTCGATTCATGAGATAGGCCACATCGTCCTCCTTATTCATGAGTTGCGGCATACGGGCAGGATAGCCGGCCAGACGCTCCGCCACGAGTTCCTGCATGTTTCGAAAGGTCTCCATGAGAATAAACTTGATGTCATTCGGAACCTCTATATCGTGCATAGCACGCACAAACTGCCAGTTGGTTGGCATTCCTCCACAGGGAATGTCTCCTGCCTCCCTTGGTGCTCCCGCGGTCCCCCCATTACGCCGTATCCACTCGTAGTAATGCGGATTGTGAATGACGCCCGTGACAATGTGACCGGTATTCCAACTAAAGGCCGTCCCGCAGCCGTCCATGACACACCACATTTGGTCACACCCCTCCGTTTTAAAGATGCGTGTCCCACATTTCGGGCAGGGCCGCGTCTCGGCCCGAATGGCCTTCGCAGAAGCCGCCGTATCGGGATTACAGGTGTGCTCGACCCCATGATCCTTTCCAATACAGACAAGACAGTCCTTACAGGCCCACGACTCGCATGTCCCGCATTTATAGGCAGAAGAGAGAAAGCCGCGACACTCTTCTGCAGGGCAGCGCATGATGAACTCTCGACGCTCCCGCGCCCCGTCGCGCCCATCGTAATTCGCCATCGCCGTTCCATACTCTCTTTGGAGTTCACGCAACTGCGACCGCTTCTCGATATAGGCCGGGCCTAAAGTCTCCAGTGTCTCACGAAGAGTCTCCCGCCGAGCCTTATTCAGATCACGTGCCGCCCTTGCCAAAGTAAGTTTCTCTATAATCTCCGCATTCTCGGGCTCTCTAGTCCTATCAGCCTTCAGGGCAATAATCTCAGCGATACGACCCTGAATCATCCGCGTGAGGCGCAACTGCTCCTCATAGGCCTGACGCCAAAGAAAGGCGGGTTTGGTCATATTCGTGGGTTCCCTGGAATATTCCTGCCCTATTTCGTGCGATAAAGCCTCGCACGCCTTGGCCAGGCGCTCCGAATCGCGTTTATACTCGACGTAGATCTGGAGGGCGGGAAGCACAGTCTTCTCGCGCTCAAACAGCACCTTTCGCCTATGTAGCCGCAGAGCCGTTCCGCGGAAGGTCATAGGAAAGGAGGCCGCCATGAACTCGGCACTCCAGCCCCGCTTACAAGAGAAACAGGCGGGATCCTCGTAGGAATTCAGGATAAGCCGCTGCTGGCATCCGCGACAAGCGGCGCTAGGGCAATACTGGCACTGCAGCCTTTTCACGCGCCCTTTGTAATCCTCGAGACAGATAGGGCACGACATTTGATACCTGGCCTTTTCCGCAACGCTCACCTCAATTTTTTTGAAAACCCACTATAAAGACCAATCGACATATATTGTCTTATTCTGCAGATATATTGAACTAACCGAAAACTTCTGTCGAAGTTTCGCCAAGATCGCATCATAATACATTTCAAGAAGGTGTGATACATCGTAAAGAAGAATCTTATTCTGTTTCAAATAAGCCTCCTCTAAAACAAGCCCCATAATCTTTTCTACCTCTTGCCCGATAATAGCATCATTATGATACAGATAAAAATCCGCAAGTGTAAGATCGCGTATATCTGCAGATGTGATCATTATATATACGCCTTCGTATAGGTTTAAGCGCCTACCGTCACATAAAGCCCCTGCGATAATCCACACAAATGAACTGCGATTTCTGTTCAGAGGCCATCGCGGATGGAGACGCCACTGCCTCTGTCTCCTGCTGTGCGCGGCGTTATCATACGGTCTGTCTTGTCAAAAAGACCGTGATTGAAACGCAGCAGTCCAACTATTATGATGTAACCACGATACAATGTGGCTGTCAAGCGAGTATTTATCAAGAGGTGAATCAATATTCCAACCCTAACGTGAATGTGGTGGCAGTTGAAACCTTCCTAGAAACCCCCCAGAATCGTGCAGAAGTCAAAGAGATTAAGCGCAAGAATACAGTTATGAATAAATCGAGAATCGCCTTCAACCGATTTCTTCGCGAACGCAAGACCCCTTTTAAGGATGCGCTTCAGCCCCACATAGATGCCCTAAGAGCAGTAAAGGCAGCGGAGGAAGCGCATATTAAGGGGTCAACCGAATGGAAGGATTACAGTAAGCATGACCGCGTCCTATCCCGCTCTTATGAGCAATTTAAACGGAAGCACAACCTGCATCGTTATACGATCAGGGAACTATTTGGGAAATCTCTACAATATCGCTATTATAAGAGACCCCCGCGCCTTCTAAAGCGATTTCTTAGAACGAAGGTCTAAATCAAACACATTAAAAATGTTTTTGATTGCCCACCTGCAAACATGAATGTTTGCAGGTCTAAATCTGTGACCCCACCCCTATAGAGATGTATCCAATCTATTTACAAGTTTGCGCGGGCCTGGCGAATCGTCTGCGTGCCACAGTCTCTGGAATCTGCGCAGCAGAAGATCTCAGCCGCAACATTGTGATTTCTTGGCCGCCTGAAGAGGCCTTTGGTGGCACATGGGAAGATCTCTTCGACCCTTTGGACCAGCCCTGGGTCGCCACAGTTCATACGGATCAATCGCAACATCTTCACATGTGCCTGAGTCAAAAAGACTGGGACACAGAAAAGAGTGAAACAAGTATTACCATCAAGTCGTATGGACATTTTCATCGGACCGATCCAGAGCGATGGCTACGATATTTCAGGGCTGTCAAGCCAAAGAAGGAGTTCGTAGAGAAACTCAATACACTCTTTGGAGAAAAGAAGGTAGTAGGTGTTCATATTCGTCGCACTGACAATACACACTCTATTAAGGGATCACCGACGAGCGCCTTCTTTGAGGTCATGGATCAATACCCACCTACCACACTTTTTTATGTCGCCACAGATGATATCAATGAGCGATATGCGCTCTTGAATCGCTATCCTGGTCGTCTTTTGCCGCGCGCAACTCTGAACCTGGAGCGCCACACTCTAAAGGGTGTTGAGGGAGCCGTTCTCGAATTCTTCGCCTTGGCTCGCTGCACGGAGGTTCTCGGATCCGCCTCCTCCTCCTTTTCAGAACTCGCAGCGCTATACGGGGGCTGTCCGCTCCGAGTCATTCGAGCACAACAATCTCAAACATGAGTGTATAATCATGATTGCCCACATCTAAGACACGACCAAACTCGTCTCGCAGGCTGATGGCCATGGTCGCCATGCGGGAAATAGGGGCCGGCGCAGAATAGAAGATGGGCGTATGTGTATCTTTGCTAAGAGAGTAATAGCCGCTTGTCTCGTCCATATAGATGATATGAAAACAACTCTTGCGACCTCCACCCATTTCCAAACGATTCAGTTCAACTGAATTGTCGGCATTTATATGGAGATAGACCTTCTTTACAAACATGTCCGTGTCGACGCGATTGGGCGGCGTCAACGCACCCCCTACAGAGGTATAGTCGGCCCATTCGAAGCCCATGATACGCCCAGGATTGTTCACGGAGACGAGGGCACCCGAATAGGTGTCATAGGTATCGGCCACTGGACTGGTCCGAAAGAAGAAGGTGAAGGTCGCTGGGCCTGTGGCCGTAACTGTAAGACGCCGTGTGGTTGTGCTATAGGCGACAGCATAGGTGTTGAGGCGCCCCACAATGGCGTTGAGTTGTGTTTGGAGCTGCGCCGCGAGATCCGTGGGTGTATAGTAACCGGGCGTCAGAGTCACCAAGACTGATGTCAAAGTATTCTCACAGAAGGTGAAGGTGTTCCAACCGGTCGCAATGGTATAGAGGTCGGCCGGCACAGAGCCATTCACAAGTTCTACACTCAAGACATCCTTTAGAGGTCGTTGAAAGGTCCAGCGGAAACTGCTCGAAGTATAGTCGGCACCGACATTTCGGTCGCGACTATTCACGGCCACCGTGATAACGCGCTGCTTTCGCTTGGACCTCGTGGCCTCTGGAAGTAAGACACCCTGACCCGAGGTGGTAGCCATTTCTTTAAAGTGTTGTGTATAAAATAAGCGCAGATTTACGGAAGGCGCTTAATCACCTTGATTGCGTTTAAAATAAATCGAGTTGGAGCGAAAAGTCTGTCGCACTATTATTACCTGTTATACCTGATAGATATACATGTAATCTATCACCCGAATTTAACCTTTGAGAAGCGTTATAAAAGGGTTTAAAAGTATCTGCTGCTCCAAATGTAACTGTAAATAATGTATCCGTTATAGTTCCACCTGATGGTGTATATCTAACGAGGACAACTATACTATGGCCAGCTCCTGGTGCAGTCGCAAGAGCAGCACTTAATCCTGATAAAATAGCCGGTTGTTGTATACGATAGAAGGCAGGAGGTATAGAAGAATCAGGAAAATTATTATTAGATACAGCCTGTGTTCCAAGCCATAAATAACCATCTGCAACATTTTTAATAGCGCCTTTCAATCCATAGAAAAGACTGGTTGGATATATATATGTAGAAAACCCCCTTCCGCCGGCGGACTTTGTGACAAGATCTACACCAGGCCCTATCTGAATACCTGCTGAGGCAAGATAGGTAGGATTATCAATAGTGGTTGGATTTGTCTGAAGAATATCTGAGGCTGTATAGCTTTGGCCGGCAGTTGGGATAGTCACTCCAACCGTCGTTGCGCGTAATTGAATAGAGCCCGTATTGGACGTATCGGCAGTTTCTACACCCACATAGGAACCGGTTGAGGCTGTAGATGTAGGTTGTCTAACATATATATTTACATCACGTGAAGATATTTGATTACTGCCACTTACTAAGACGCCGCGCTTTGCACCACCACCGTTGGAAAAAACATTTATTGTAGAGCCCTTGAGAGAATTAAAGCTGAATGTGCTGGCACTTAATAAACCTGTACCGTTCGCTTCGACTCCTGTCACTACGCTTGTTCCATTGACCGAGGCACCAGAGTTGTCTACTGTGAGAACACAGGTGCGTAGCTTTGCAGTGACAGTTGTTGTGCCACCGAAGATAATACCCTTTAGAGTGTAATGGCCTGCTGAAGTGAGTTTCAGAGTTAGATCTTCGACACGGGTATTTTCACCCATGATTAAAAGGGTTGTATCAGCTTGAACGCCAGACATTTGAATCGTTGTTGTTTGAGTATTTTGACCGCGAAGGGCGATTCCTGCAGGAAGTGTAAGGCCTCCACTCAGAGTATAGGTACCAGGATGAACCCATACGGTAGTTCCTGAGGTTGCGGCGGTTACAGCTGCATTCACAGTGAGATAGGGTGAGCCTCCTACCGAAGCAGTAGAGTCATTGCCATACACGGAGTCAACACGTAGGACATTACCTATACCAAACATATTGAGGGGCAATGTAGGACCCGTTGAGCCTGTAGGGCCTGTAACACCCGTTGAGCCTGTAGGGCCTGTAACACCCGTTGAGCCTGTAGGGCCTGTAACACCCGTTGAGCCTGTAGGGCCAGTTGAACCTGTCGAGCCTGTAACACCCGTCGAACCTGTAGCACCCTGTGGACCTGGTAAATTAAAACTCACTAAACAGTTTGTTGCATTTGCAAAATTTGCATCTGAAATTACATTCGCAAGATTAATTGTAAAATATCCAGTGTTACCAGTTGCAGTTTGTGTTACATTACTAATTTCAAAACTATGAAACCATGTATAATCACTCGATACTTGAATTTTTATATAGCCTGAATGTGCTGCAGAGCCATATGTTGATAATGAAAGAAAGAAGTTGGTAAGAATATTTCCACCACCCGCACCATCCGTGCTATTTATATAAATTTGCGTAGAACTACTTTGTGTTGAATTATTAAGACGAAATTTACCCTGTCCTGGATTCCCCGCAGTAGTAGTAGAATCATAAATATATGTAAAGGTATTTTGTGATGTGGATGCATTACCAATAGGGCCAGTATTGCCAGTATCACCTGTAGGTCCTACAGAGCCAGTTGATCCTGTAGGACCAGTTGGGCCAGTAAATCCAGTATTACCAGTATTACCAACAACACCTGTAGGGCCCGTCCAACCGGTTGGCCCTGTATTGCCTGTTGGCCCTGTGTTACCTGTTGGCCCTGTATCACCTGTTGGCCCCGTATTTCCTGTTGGCCCTGTATTACCCGTTGGACCCGTATTTCCTGTTGGCCCTGTCCAGCCCGTGGGCCCTGTATTCCCTGTAGGCCCTGTCCAGCCCGTTGACCCCGTATTGCCTGTTGGCCCTGTAGAACCCGTTGGTCCTGTATTACCGGTTGGACCTGTCCAGCCCGTAGGCCCCGTATTACCTGTGACACCCGTCGGCCCCGTATTGCCTGTCGGTCCTGTTGCCGGATTTGCCGCCAAAGTAGTATGTACATGGCTCGTTGTAGAATCACGCAAATTAATCGTCAGACTCGCGCTTGTAGCAAAATTCGCATAGACCTTTATACGGTAGCGATATGTTGTATCGGGAAGCACAGTGTCGGGCACGTATAGAGTATGAGAAACAATAAATAGGGTTGAATAGATCTGGATTGCCGAGGCGCTGTTTCCTTCAGCAAGAAGTGTCTCTGTAGTCCCCGCAGAATCAACATAATAGATCTTCGTATAGAATGTCACCGCTGTATCACTATTGGCAATTGCGTAAAGATTTGTTGTCCAGAGCCCCCCTATAAGAATCGTGGAATCCGTCGAATTTGTTGGAGTCGTAAATGTTCCTACAAGATAGTTATTTGTCGACTGAGTTGTTGTTATTTGTGTCTGTGTACTTGTATTAGGTGCTGCTAACAAAGTCCCTATCTGGGGGGCATCGCCCCCCGCATTATCTAGATACAGAATACGACCAGTACTAACTCCAGGAACTCCTATAACACCCGTTGGCCCACTGTTTCCCGTATTACCGGTTGGTCCCGTATTTCCTGTTGCCCCCGTAGGCCCTGTCGCCCCCGTATTACCAGTCGGCCCAGTATTCCCTGTGACACCCGTTGGCCCCGTATTCCCTGTAGGCCCCGTATTTCCTGTTGCACCCGTATTGGTGGCTTGACCCTGTACACCTGTGGGACCTAGTCCACCCGTCGGCCCCGTGGGCCCAATAAGATTATTGAGTTGCCGACATTGTAGATTTCCTGCCACACTTATTCTTAACAAGTCACTTGAGTTCATCTATCTTATCCCGCGTAAAGACACGTAGCGGTAAATACCCCAGATACATATGTCGGAGCATAAAATCATTCTCTTGACCATGGTCAAGAATGAGACCCGCATTATTGAGCGGCTTCTTGGCTCTGTCAAGGGCCTCGTTGATGCGGCTGTCGTCTGTGATACGGGTTCCACGGATGATACGGTCCAAAAGGCCACAGCATGGCTCGAAGCGAATGACATGTCTGGCACGATCATGGCCTATCCTTTTAAGAATTTCGGCGCCAGTCGGACCCAGTCGTTCATCTGTTGCCAAGACTGGGTTCAACGCGTGGGCTGGGATGCCGCGAAGACCTGGGCACTTGTCCTTGACGGCGATATGATGCTCTCGGGACCGATTGATAGGGCTGCACTGGGCCGCCTTGACGCAGTCCAAGCCGGTGTATCTTTAAAGCAGTCTGCCGGTAGTCTTCTTTATTCCAATATGCGTCTGATGCGCTGCTCGGAGCCGTGGATCTGTAAGGGGGGCACGCACGAGGCCTGGACCTGTCCTCCTAATCGGCACACGTCCATGTTCGACCAACCCGTTCTGATCGACCACGGCGACGGTGGCTGTAAGTCGGATAAATACGAGCGCGACGTGCGACTGCTTCTAGAAGATCTCAAAGAGATGCCTGACGACGCGCGCACGCATTTTTATCTCGGACAGACCTATCTCTGCTTAAGAGACTGGCCGAAGGCCATTCAGACGCTGAAACGCCGTATTGAGATCGGGGGCTGGGATGAGGAAGTCTATATTGCCCGTCTCTATCTAGGAGAATGCTATGAGAACTCAGGAGACACGGCGAATGCGATTACGACCTATCTGCATGCCTGGCAAAAGCGCCGGCACCGCGTGGAGGCCGCCATGCGTGTCGTGCGCATCTATAGAAAGCAGCCGGCATCGCAATTCCTCGCCATGATGATCTGGGAACGGCTGTTCGCCATCCAATTCGGAGAGAACTTCGAGACGGGTCACAAGACAGGCGAGCCGGCCCAGAATCACGATGTACTCTTTGTGAATACGCGCGACATGGAGCACGATTTCTGGGAGGAACTCGCCATTCTCGGATTCTACAGCGACAGAAAGCAGCAGACCTGGCTCGCCCTCGATCAACTCGATCTCACGAATCGCTTCAACTGGCACGAATTCAACGCTCTTTTTGGCAATCTGCACTGGTATGATTGGTGCCTGAAGCCTCGTCGCCAAACGCGTTTTCAAATACCTTTAGATCGCCTACCCTGGGCTACAGAGCCAGAGGCCGCCGTATGGCAGCCCTTCAACCCCAGTATTCGTGTCAAGCCGGATGGCTCGGGCTATCTTGTAAATCTGCGTTGTGCGAACTATTACACTGCGGAGGCCAAGCACTATCACTATAGAGGATTCCACGGCCAGGTGCTCACGCGTAACTGCCTCATGGATGTCCCCAAGGAAGCCGGCTGGAACAATCCTGCGAACTTGGAGGAAATCCGAATCGATGCGAAATTCCAGCAGCGCAACCACTATATTCGGGGCGTGGAGGACTGTCGCCTCATTCAGGGAACGACCGCGATGGAATTTCTCGGCACCTCGCAATCCTATTCAGACAATGGGACCAACAAGATCTTTCATGTTTGGCGCAACGAGAAGGAAGCCGACTGGTCCTTGAAGCAGATGCCTCTGCCACCAGGTGTCAGCCCGGGGGAGACACAGAAGAACTGGCTCGGATTTAGACACCAGGGTGCTCTCCACTACATCTATAACTTCTCTCCCTTCCGCATCTGTGATGCCGAGGGCCGCGTGAAGGTCGATGTGTCAACAAACCAAGGCAAACTCTCTCTGAAGGAGTATCGCGGATCAGCGGGACCGGTCCCCTGGAAATCTACCGCGGAACCCGATGAGGCCTATCTGTGCGTGATGCACAAGGTCTATATCGGCGACGAGGGTAGGCGCTACTATCATCGTTTTATGACTCTGGATGCCGCCCTGAGACCCTCTCGTGTATCATGCTTCGTGCGCATGACAAAGGAGCGGGTGGAATACTGGTCAGGCATGTGCCCGTCCCTCGAGGGCGATTCCTATTGGATCACCTATGGTCTCAAAGACGCCGAGGCCTACATCGCCGAACTGCTTGTAACCTCTATTGAGCCTCTTCTCATGTATAATCTGAAGACGGGCCGGTCGAAGCCTACCGCCGAGCGCCTCGCCGCTTTCTCATCGTCTTTCTAAGCGAACGTCTACCCCCCTTTTTCGGTATAAATGACGTTAAAATGCTCTCTATTTTTCCGTATAGAGGCTCACATGTCAAATCTGAATGAATTAAATTTATGATCTCTGCAAAAGATTTTGATACGATGGTATTATATGTATTATTGTATGAAGAACTATTTGTTATAGAAGATTTTATCATCCCCAAGATATAAATATATCCATACAGAGTATTATTTTCCTTTTCATCATATTGGTGCGAGCCGATAATATTTCTACTGAATTTTCTCATATCATCTGTCGTCTTTTCGAAATCAATTAACTTCACCGATAAATCGCGCTCGATCATTATATTCTGTGGATTGAGATCTCCATGAACGAGCCCAGCAAGGCATAGACCGTGGAGCGCCTTTGTTATATTCAGCAGAATCAGAAGAAGATCCTTTATATCTCTATCTCTGTATGAAAAGGTGTTGCCGGCTTCATCCCCTATATAGTCCAAGAGTGTAACACCATCGACATATTCTATCATTAAATAGTTATAATGATCTTTTTGTTCATACTCGATCATTTTTGGAAACATATTTTTATATTCCTGCCTGAGCCCCTTTAGTTTCTTATAATTATTGTATTCTGCCAGGATTAAATTATATTTACTTCTTTGATCATAACTACCGAATTTAACCACATATTCTGACGGTCTTCCAGGAGCATCCTTAATAATAAGAACTTGCTGCAAAGGGTTCTCGTATCTTATATTTTTTTCAGTTAAATCATTCTCTTCCATAAACTCTTCTTTCATGTCGTTGTATGGCACCGATATTTGACGTTTTATCTTAGAAAGTTCTTTTGCGTTGAAGGGTGGGGGTGTGACTACTTCATTTCGTGACATTTACACGAATCGTCCTGTATATGTAAGATATTAAATAATAGACCCTACCGGGTTTTGGCTTATCGTCGAATGCCAAAATTTGGCATTCGACGATAGAAGGGTAAAGTTGGCGCGGTACCGTCATGTGCCAAAGTTAAGGAGCACCTTGCAGGCGGTGCTTAACTTCTGCACAACACGCTACGAAATCATGGAACTACACTCAAGCTATTGAGTGCAGCTGCAAGACGATCAAGAGCTGCTGCTATAGTGGTTGGAGCGGTGCCCGTCCAGTTAGCAGGTGTTGCAGGTGTATAGGTAGAAGGTCCCGTTGGCCCTGTTGGACCTGTCCTCCCTATAGACGCCATTAGATTTAAAGACTGTCCTGGAACTTCCGTGATTTTTCTAACCCTTGCATCTGACATATTATCTGTAAAATACATAACTCCTGATATATCAAGAGTAATCCCCTGTACTGTAGCTACTGATGCAGAAAGAAGGGGACCATCGGTAAATCCCTCCGTTCCATTCCCTGCATAGATTACCGGTGTAGCACCACCGTTTGCTATTCTATAGATATAATATGGTGTGGCTGTAGTTATATACATATTGTAGCCTAAATCATATGCAATTGTTCTATGTTGAGTAAATGTACCATACGCAGATGCTGTAGTTGAAGTTCCGTTTGGATCAATTTGACGAATATACTGATTATTATCTATTAAGCGGATAGTTGTATTAGGTTCTATAACAAGAGATATAGGATAAGAAAAGCTTGATCCGCTTGCGTCGCCATCTGAAGATCCATTTGTACCAGATCCACAGTGAGTTGAAACAACCCCTGAAGTTATTTTTCTTATAACATGATTGGATGTATCTGCTACATATATTATTCCATTGTTAACAACAAGTGCTTCTGGGGCAGCAAATCTCGCCGTTGCCCCTGGTCCATCAACCCATCCTACAGTTCCATCTCCAGCAACGGTTGTTACATTACCATTGGGTGTAATCATACGAATTGCGTTATTCCCACTATCCGCTACATAAATATTATTTGAAGTATCGATTGCAAGGCCCCGTTGACTATTAAATCGTGCACTCACTCCTGATCCGTCGACAAAGCCACTGGTACTTCCAGCAAAAACTTCTACCGTCTGCCCCGAAACCTTCCATATCTTATGAGTAGTAGAATCTGAAAAATAAATATTGGCATTAGAATCAGTAACAATACCATAAAAGGAACCGCCTGAAA